TTATCTTAACCTTGCTAGTGTGGTACTAAACTCAACCTGTTCTTGTGAGTTCACTACCTTGAACTTAATAGTTACGTCCAAACTATGTCTGTCGGGTTGCAGATTAACGATCACATCTAGGATCTCTGCCCTTGGTTCGTATACTTCGATATTCTCTATAATGTTTCTACGTAAAGTCGATGACTTGCCACGATCCGCCAACTCGAACAGTTGAGCCCTAACATTACCACCAAATCGTGGACGAAAGGGTTTCTCCAAGAGATTGGTCATGACCAACGTCTTGATTGATTGTTTGACTGCCGCAGCTCCGTTCTTCTTGAAGATCTCTCCACTAGAAGGTTTTGCTCTGAAAGTCAAATCAATATCGACATAATCCCTCTCCCTCGTAGTCGTAATCGAGGCAGTTTGGAGATCTGTATCTTCTTGTGCGAATGCTCTACGTATTGCCATAGTACTATTTATAACCTTTTTTAATCTTTTTCTTTGATTTCTATCAGTTCATCAGCACTCATCAATTCATTATTAAAATAAGTTTCCACATTACGATCAAAGTTGACATCAAATGTCGCTGGAATATTCGGAAACTCTAGACCAATTTGTGCGGTCAGGCTACCATCAACATTGTATATGTCGTAGTCCAAATAGAGAGTACCAAAGTTGATATAGTCTTTCCAGTACTCAGCTACATCAAAGGTTTTTTCTAGATCGATTTTGCCTTCCCTGTCTACGACTTGATAATATACCAAACTACCATTACCTTTCTTTTTCATCACAGCATCACCTAGATCACCAGTCTTTAGATCAAAGATGCCTTCCGATACAATCAGTCGAACATCATTGAAGTTCTCGGTGTTACCATTGATGATTCTCATTGCCTCTGCTTGCATGTACAGGTTACGTGCAATCTGTAGTCGAGATGACTTGGACGCTACATGATTGAAAGATGTCCTGTCACCATACGCACCCAGAAACTTTGCGATGGTGACTCCAGGCGCAAGCTTAGTGGCAGAGGTTATCTCACTACGAAACTCTGGGTTGTATACCGGATCAACTAATACTATCATGGCGTAAATCTCTTTCCTCTGTTTTCAATCGCATTACCGATGGGCTCAAATCCAAATCTAGACGAAGGAGATTTCTTTACTGTCCTACCAATAGCGGGAGGTGTCTTTGACTCGTATTCTGGGTTCAGTCTTTCTTCGGAAACAAGAATACCACCGACCTTCTCTCGTGTTCTAGGATTTCGGAAAGCTGATCGAATCTCTTGGGTAGTTGGAATCTTATCGAACTGTTGTTCGTAGTCATCCGTCAACAAGATTCTATTCTTCAAACTGTCCCCAGCATCCACTATTACATTCTTGATTGCATAAGAACCATTGGTTGCATGTGCGACCACAAGAGTCGGTGTGATTGGGTCTTCCCCTGTAATGTCTGCCTGTGTCTTGATTGCTTCATCTACAGTTGGATCGGATGCCGTGCCCGCTGCTCCTAATGAACCCGCAGTTGCAGCCTTTTGTGCCTGAAATGCAGACTTCGCTTGGTCTGCCTTGTTCGCATTATATGAACGAAGCGCCTCATCTGCAATACCCTTGAACGTACCGTGGAAGATTGCACCAGAAGATTCTGCAACTGCACCTAATCCACCTTGGAATACATTACCAGTAAAGTCAACCTTCTTACCACCGATTGCACCTTTCTGTCCCAACACAGAGACATACTTCGCACCCGTGATATTGGTGTTCTTGGAAGATACTGCAAAGGACTCCTTACCGGATATAAAGATGTTCTCCTCAGAAGCCATCTCAATGTTACCCTCAACATAGTTTGTCTGATCAAACTTGACAAACTGGTTGTTGTCTGCTAACATGATGTCAGTGTGAGTGCCAATCGTCTTGGTGGTCTTAGTCTTCTTGGTGGTATATTGTGAGTTACCCGTTACAGTGGTCTTGTGATTGTGTTCAATCGCTTCGACCTTGTTACCCGCGACATTGAGGTTCATGTTGCCCCCAACATCGATATTGTAATCACCCGTTACCTTCAGGTTTAGATTGCCATTGTAGACGAGGTTTCCGTGTCCCTCTACAATGACAGTCTGATCACCACCCGTGACCTCCACCTTGTTGTTGACAGCAGAGATGACAACAGATCCATCTGCTCTCATCTCGACACCAGCCCCACTTCGGTGTTTGATCAGGATTCGTTCCCCGCCTGGCGTATCATCATACTCAACGACATGACCCGATGGAGTCTCGTTTACATCATTGAACGGATACTCGGACGGTCTCTGTGGTTGTAGATCAAGAGACACACCAAAGTCTCCCCCACCCACATACAGATCATTTATTTTCAGTCCACGTGCTGCTTGGTTTACAGAAGTGCCGAAGTTATAGTCTCGTCTAGGATACTCTCCGGTAGGATCTTGCATACCATCATAAGGTACGCCTAGAGTATCCTCATTACCAGAACCAAGTTTATCAACTCGTAAAGTATAGTTGTCTTTCTTAGTTGTCATTCGACTACAATCTCCGCTGGACTTAGTGGTTGTCTGAGAGCAGGATCGGTAGTGATATTACTCTTTCTGAATACAGACTCAATATAATCCACCACATCAAAATAAGGATCAAGTTCCAGTTCATCGATGTCATTGTGACCAAACACCTGACCGCCTGGATACTTACGGTAGAATGATCTCAAGAACTTCTCAAGTGTCGTGTATTGTTCGCGTGTGAATGCCTGAGCAGACCTAAAGTCAATCGGATTCTCCCCACCAGACGAAATATTTAGACCCCCCACCAACACAAGGCCAATAGAATACACATCATGACCATTTAGTGGAGCATGTTCTCCGTTACGGTTAATCGGTCTACCCCGTTGCAGTCTACCGTCACGACGAATGACATAGTGATATCCAATGCCGTCATGTCCCAGTTCATTGTGAATGTTGTTAAGTTCTATCGCACCAATGTCCTTGTCTGTATAGGACTCGGTTGCATGTACGACTACCTCAGTGATGTCTCGTTTGATAGCCGCGAATTCAGCGTCCAGTTCCTCTACCGAAGCAATATAGGTAAAGACATCATCCTCGGTTGCTCTACCCTTCCATTTCTGGTTGTTAGCATCAACCGGAATACCTTCATCAAACAGGCTTGCATCCACAACAACAGATCCACTGATCGTGGTGTCAAGTTTAGACAGTCCGTTGTCAATAGTAATCAACTCATTGGTAGTAGTTTCGACCTCACTATCAGGGACGCCTTGTTTATTTGCTTCGTCTGCAATCTTGTCGCTCAATTGTTGTGGAGTATCAGCCTCTTGTTCCGATACAATTTTCTTCATTCTGTCAGATACGTTAGGCGACTTGAGAGTCAATGTCTTGATCGCTTTTGTTTTCTCCGCAGGATCTTTGCTTGAGAACTGTTCTAAGATCTTTTGTCTTTCTGACTCTGTAGCAGAGATACCGCCTGGCACAATGTTCTGAATAAATGCATTTGCACTTCCGGTTACCTTCTCCGCCAAGTTCTGCAAGACTCCACTCAAGCCTGCCTCTGTTCTTTGATTGAACTCAGTAGTAAAGTTGTTCAACTCAGAGGTGAACTTATCGACCACCGAATTGGTATCTTTGAGTACAGTCTTGCTCAGTGCTTTGATATCACCAAACTTAGATAATGAATTCTTGGGATCATCTAGTTTTGCGGTCAATCCACCGATACCCGTTGCGTCCGATACCGCGTCCTTGGCATCACTCGCAACACCACTGAGACTTGGGATAGGAGTTACTTTCTTTGCAATGTCATCAATTTTAGGAATCTTGAGATCAGGAAGTGCAGTATTGATTGCAGAAAGTTCCTCTGCGTCTGCAATAGTTGCGGTGAAGGCAGATATGTCTGATAGTGATTCCCCTGAGATTGTTTCTACCTTTTCCATTGCCTGCTGGATGTCCTTGGGTGCACCACCACCTACCACAGCCATGGCGGCAGAAGGTTTGTCTCCACCAGACTGTGTCATGGCAGGGAGTCCTACCAGAGACTCCAATTCAGCAGAAGGACTTTTCGTCCCACTAAGGCCGGGAATCTGGTCTGTGATTTTACCCACACCATCCTTGAGAACTTCATTGGGAGAGATTGCTGACTCACCAAGACTCTTGACACCAGCCAAAGTTTCACCATCAACCGCACCAATCTTACTAGTTGTTTTGGCAAACTTCTCTTCTACTGCTTGCACAGAAGTGTCGGCAAACTTCGCATTCTTTGCTTTGAGTTTGTTCTTTTCTGCCTGTAAAGCGGTATCTACGTCTGATTTCTTCAATGCCATTATACTATCCTATCAACCAACCGTCTTGCTTGTAGTTCAACTTGTTTGATAAACGAAGCATCATTTTTTCCAAGGTAGTACTTACAAAACACCTCACAAATACCACCCCTACCTTCATAGTTGGTGGCTTGCAATAGTCGGATGTTGGCACCTGTTTGTGTGCCTCTCAACTCATAGGCGATAAATGCCAGTTGGGTCAGGAAGAATCCAAAATTGTTTGAGAAGTTTTGTAAGTCAGTATACCTGTCTCTAGAGAAGTCGGCAAGTCCTCGTGATTGTTTATTCACGCCCGTTCTCATACCGGATGCAATAGTCAGAGCAGCGGCAATCGATATAGATTGTTTCACACTATACCCAAGGTTCAAAAAGAATTGTACCGCAGTTTTTTGCCGTGAGGACTGTACTCTGACCTCGGTTGCTCCGGTCTCTTCGTTCAGAATATCCGCATCTTTAGGTTTGAAACCAGCTATGAATGAGTCAAACAGACCTTCGGGTTTGTTGTCTTCGCCAATATCTTCTTCTGCTTGACCTATCTGTACCGGAGTCGGTAGTTCAATGTGAGGAAGCGATCCCAACACGATGGGTGTCTGGGAGTTCTTGCCGTCCATGAACATACCAAACACCAGAGAGTTAGGTTGAAGTTGAGGCATACGTCCGATTCCAGATATTCCTCCTTCAGTAGTAGGAGTAACACATTGGGCCCACGGCAGATCGTTCTGAGGAATTTGTTGTGTTGATTGTGTATGTAATCCGTGCACACGGATCTTTACACGACCCTCAAATCCATATGGAGGTGAGGCGTCTATAACAGTCGCGATAAACCATCTAGTGCTATCTCCATAAAACTCGCTTAGAATACTACTCACGGCAGTCTCTCCAACTTACAGACATTCATTGACACCGTGTGTTGTGTACCTGAGAAGGTATGACGAGTATCGTAGATAATAAAGTCGCCAGACTTACCCTTATCTATTAACTCATCTTCACTAGCAAACAAAGACTGTTCGGTATTATCATTAACTACCTTGAGGTTGACAATGTCACCCACACTTGCTTTTGAAATAATGAAACCCGCACCTTCTATGACTACGTTCAACATGTTCTTGTAGAGGTGGTTTAGAATACCTCGTCGTTCAAGTTTCTTCTTGAACTTGGTGGCATCAAACTCATCATGATAACTCTTGAACCTACCATATGTGCCACTAGATGTCACGGTATGGAATATTCTGGGTTCAAATACATCAGCAAGAGTCTCGTCCATTGTGAACTGAGGATCAAAGACATTCTGGTTTTCACCAATGACACCTTGTTGATTTAGATTATTGAAGGTGTTCCGTATGGTGTGGTGTTGAGAAAAGATCTGACCAGTATTCAGATTCGTGTTACAGTATGCGGCTGACAGTGCACCCTCTTGAACTAGTTTGAGAGTGTTCGATTGTTTTGATACCTTCATCGCTTTGATTGTGAAGGTTTTTTCTAATTCAGTTTGCGATTCCGCCGTAGATACGTTGGCGGGATTGTACGTATATGGTAACCTTGAGTTGAATGCTTGTTGTGATAACATGGAGTCTAGATTACCCAGACGCAGATTATCGTCGTGCATGGACGCATAGGTAAAGAACGGAGAACCTGTTACAGTCGTGGCTCGGCTAGTCAACCATTTGATTGCTTGTAGTGGGTTTAGGTTTGGAATGATTCCCTTGATATTGGTCTGAACAGGATCACTTTTAGCGCCATCAATAAACAGATAGGATAGATCTATATTCATATTCATTTCTGTGGCAAGTAGTTTGACCAAGATGTCATCGATCCTACCATTGAAGGATCTACTTATCTTCTTCATCTGTGCCAGAAACGCATGTTCGTCCAACAGAGTAAACACATACATGCTGGACTTACCGTTGTCCGTAGACTTGACAGACCGTTCCACTCCGGTCATCATAAAGACCCTTTCAAAGACTGGGTCTAGATCATTCTCAGCGGAGGACAACCGGATCGAAAATCTCTCGGTACCTTGGAAATCAATCTTGTCGAACAGTGCCTTGTCATCAAGAATCACCACAGTTCCGGTCAAGTAAGGTTTGTCCAGACTTTCAAATATGTTCAACTCAGCAATAGATGTACGAACATCAAAGAAAGAAGCATCAAATCCACCCATACGGTCTGCACTGATGGCAGCCTCGGTGATTTTGAACTGTTGTGATGTGTTTAGTTTAGACGCCATTATACCTTCTGTCTATGGAAGCTATTGAACTCGTTGACAACCTGATCTACCGTATCAGGTCTCAGGACATTGATTTCTTTTAACTCGTCGTTACGTCTCTCTAATCGATCTCGAAACGTGACGGGCGTCCAAGAAGAAGATGGACTATCAAAAGCAAACAATGTAAGATCTTGATGTACACCATTAGCATCTTCATAGTGGTGAACTGCATTGTACTGGAGAGACTCTTTTACAACGACCGCTGTAAATACCTCACCTTCGGCACTGATGTAAGATATGGTCTCACCCACATTGAAGTTATTATTGTCCACCGTATCAATGATGATCTGACCCATATTCAGATCCCGTTTTATCACAGTTCCGGTTGTACCACTGGTGTTGCCTGATAGAGTCTGACCAGTAGGGAATGAGTTTGATATGTCATCATTTGTGGTGACTGTTCTGTAAGGATACTTGGACTTTGCCTGATTCAAGATGTCATATGTTGCAACTGGCCAACCAGACTGGCGAAGGTGATCATTCATCAAAAAGAATGTCCAGTAATAATCCGTAGTCCCATAGAGTTTGTACGAGAGTGTATCAGGCCTCTCTCCACTAGTGATGGTATACTGATTATAGAAAGACACATTATCTTTCAGTCCGTCAATGAGATCCACATACTGACCCAGATTGTCAAAGAAGACCGGAGATTCATTGTCACCAAATCGATAGGCAACAATATCAAATGGCTTGAAGTATTTTGTTGTCATTAGAATCCATCCTCTTCAACATCTTTCCTACTGAGCGTTCTGGTTTCTTGGAATGACAGAGACATCTCAATTTCAGTAAAGTTACCGTCTCCGTGCATCGACATCGATGTGTTGTTATACGTTACACTCACATCCCGCAAGAAACATGGCTTGATACGAGTAGCAATCTCTTCACCGTCATACTCAACCGTGATCTGAAACTTGTTTGGGAATCGATACCCTACAGAGATCTTACTCGTACCTTCAGCAACCGGAATATCAATTGTAGACGGATACAACTCGGTTCGGAAAAGTTTGATGATCTCCTTTATTTCCTCCGCTTCTCGTGCGGAGGTAGCGAGAAACTTGAATGCAAAACCAAACTCTCGTAGTGCTACAGACTTGAACAACACACGAGTGTTGGGGTTTGTAGTAACTCCACCCGCAGATCTGAATGCTCCCGCTACTTCATCAGGGCCTTTCATTGCGAGTTTAACCGCACCCAGTTTAGCGAGATCCTTGTTTGCAGTTCCTTTCAGTCCCGCACTTAAAGTTGACAAACCACCTTCAACTAGACCAGCGAGTGCTCCCGACCCGCTCTTCAATGCTGCTTCTGCACCCGCACCAGCGCCACCAAGATCAAAGTTCTCATATTGAACATTGTCACGAAATTGCAAACCCGCAGGTAGATACAAGGATACCTGTCTACCCGTTGCAATTAGAGGTCTTTCTCTTATGATCGGAACACTTTGTTGGGGCCCGTTTTTGTGACCGTCTTCTGCTTTTTTAATATCCGCTGGTTTGGATAGACCTATTGCTTCACCTGCTTCTTGGATACCAGACTTTGCGAGATTAGTTGCTGCTTCAGCTAGATTGCCCAAATCAGTCTCAGGTTCTTCCATAACATTGAATACAAGTCTACCTTTGTATTCGTCAGGATTGTTTAACGGGTATTCTAGGTCTTTTGTTTCCTTTGCCGCTGCAATACCCTGAACTTCATTCGGTTCTGCCATTTTACTAATCCGATAAATAAGTTAAAAACTATTGTCTTTATTTATAAGGTTTCCATGGCATATTCTGGAAGATACACGGTAAAAAATATCAAGAAGTATGAAGGTGACCACACAAAGGTGGTATACCGTTCCTTGTGGGAGAAACACGCATTCAAATGGTGCGACACTAACCCCAAGGTAAAGAGGTGGTCTTCCGAAGAGGTTATTATACCATACTTATATGAGGTTGACAAGCGTTATCACAGATATTTTATGGACTTGAAGATGGTACTTGAGGATGGGTCTACATGGCTGGTAGAGATCAAACCGGACAAAGAGACTCGCATACCCACAGGCAATCGTAGATCCAAGAGGTTTATATCTGAGAGCATGACCTATGTCAAGAACGTCAACAAATGGGAAGCTGCAGCAGAGTATGCCGCAGATCGTGGGTGGAGGTTTGCTATCTGGACGGAAAAGAACGAACCACTGAAGAGTCTTATTCCCAAATCAACAAAACCTATGAAGACTCTAAAACCATTGAAACCTTTTCAAAAACGTAAAAAATAAGTATAAATAAGAGTATGTCGAACATATTCAACAGACTCGAACTACAGGCATTCCGTGCTGGGGTTACTCCTCGCACCGAGGAATCGCGTGAATGGTTCAGAAAGAAAGCATCCAACATGCGTTCCATCAACCGACAAGAGTTGATGAAAGAGGAACCCCTGAAGACCAGAGCCCAACGAGGTGTTATTGGTACGATGCAGATGTTCTTCTATGATCCGAAGGGCAAAGACACTCTCCCATACTATGACACGTTCCCCTTGGTGGTAGTTGTGGGCCCAGCAGAAGGTGGGTTCTATGGTTTGAACCTACACTATCTGCCACCCTTGTTACGCGCCAAGATGTTGGATTCATTGATGGAGGTTGCCTCCAGCAAGACCAGTGATGATGCGAAGTTCAACATCACATACAAACGACTACAGAGTATCTCTAAGTTGCGATACTACAAACCATGTTTCAAACACTACTTGACCAAACACGTACAGAGTAAGTTTGCAGAAGTCCCAGCCCCTGAGTGGGAGATCGCAACATTCTTGCCAACCGCAAGTTGGAGAAAGTCAAACTCTCAGAAGGTGTTCTACGATTCAAGACAGATGATAGGTAAAGATTAATGGCATTCCGCATCGATGATTTCAAGGCGCAGGTAGGTGAGGGTGGTGGATTCGCCATGGGGAATCTGTACAAGGTTTTTCTGCCACCCATTAACGGTGATGCACGAAAGATGAACCTGTTGTGTAAGGCAACGTCATTGCCTGGCCGTCAGATCCTATCGTCCGAAAATCAGATTGGTCTACAGTTGACCAAACAGGCATACGGATACGCAGTAGACGATGTCACCCTGACTTTCCACTGCATGAACGATATGGCAGTACGAAACTACTTTGAAACGTGGCAGAACCTTGCAGTCAACCAAGAGACACTAGAGGTTGGATACTACAATGACTACACCCATCCGGTCATCATCCAACACATCAAGAAGGGAACCTCGTTTCCTATATTCAAGAGAGAACTATTTGACGCAGGTAAGATCCCATCTTCTATCAGGGGACGATTACCAAGACTAGGGCCACTCGACCTCGCACAAGGCGAGTTTGATCTGGACGCAGTATTCGGTGACGATATCACCTATACTTTACTCCTAGATAAAGCATACCCAACTACATTGAATGCGATTGAGTTGAGTGACGATGGACAGTTGCTGGAGGTAACAGTACAACTATCTTACAAGAACTGGAAGAGCAAAAGCGGTGACGCAGGCGGCGGTGGTTTCATTGAAGGTGTCGCCGGCGAACTGATCAGGAAGTTTTTATAATATTTGGAGCACATTATGGCATTATTACCTAAGTTAAATGAGATAAACACATACAGATTGACTGTACCATCTACAGGGGAAGAAATTTCCTACAGACCATATCTCGTGAAAGAAGAGAAACAGATGATGGTTGCTAGTGAGACTGGTGATCAACGTCAAATGATGGACGCAATGGCAAGTACAATTCAGGCCTGTGTTGATGGAGATGTTAAGATTAGATCTCTCGCAACATTTGATGTTGAATATATATTCACTCAGATCAGAGCCCGTTCTGTCGGAGAAACCGCAGATGTTCTTATCTCTTGTAGCAGTGATGACTGTGACCACAAATCAACGGTCACTGTAAATCTGACTGAAGCCAAAGTTGACATGAACGAGTCGGATAAGATCATTGAGATAACTGACAAAGTAAGTGTTGAGATGAAATATCCATCATATATTGATGTAATGAAAAACTATACTGACGATGAAGATACCGTTGAGTTTGGTTTCAAGATGCTGGCAAAGTCCATAGATGCTGTTATTACTGAAGAAGAAAGAATCGTAGTAAATGAAGTTCCAGCAAAAGAAATCATGGATTTCATTGAGTCTATGAGCAGACAACAATTTGAAGCGGTAGGAAAATTCATTGAAGATATTCCACAACTAGGTGTATCGGTTGAATGGAATTGTGAAAAATGTAATCACGAAAACCAATACAAACTGAGAGGGTTACAGGATTTTTTTTCCTAAACCTCTCACATGACAGTCTTGAGAATCATTTCAAGACTAATTTTTTCATGATGCATAATTATAATTATTCGTTGACTGAACTTGAAAATATGATTCCGTGGGAGAGGGAGATCTATCTGGCACTTCTGAACAATTGGTTGGAAGAAGAGAAAGACAGACACGAAGAACAAGAACGTAACATGAGACGATAACATGGCTGATGATATAAGCAAAGAAATAGAAGCACTAACTGCGGCGACCAAGTCATTGCGTCAGTCTGCCAATGCATATGCTACGAATGCCAAAAAAGTAGAAAAGAAAATTGATAAGAACAGGCAGGCTGTTGCTGATAGTGAGGAGTCTTATAATTCTACCGCCGATCAATTCAAGAAATATGGTTTTATCTTGAAGGAATCTGTTCAACTCGCAAAAGCTGAACAGACCGAGCGAAAGGCGGGTAAGTTAAAGAAACTTGAAGAAAAACGTGAAAAGAAAGAAAAGGCCAAGGAAGAAGGTAGAGACTTTGAGTTACCGAAACAAATCAAAGAGGCTTCTTTCATACAGAAACTTGGTAAACTTGCTTTTGGTATTGTTGGTGCTGCCGCATTTGCGATGGTAGTTAAAAACTTTGATGCTGTTAAAGCATTCTTCCAAGAAAAACTAGTTCCTGCCACCGCCGGTATTCTGACATTCATGAGGGATACTGCATTACCCTTTATTGTAGATAACTTTGGAGGTATTGCAAAGGGTATTGTAGGGATTGCTGCCGCCATCGTGGGAGCAAAAGTTGTTATCAAAGTATACAATGCAGTCAGTACAATGATAACTGCTTTCAGTAGTTTTGCTGGTGGTCTTATGAAAGTGATGCGAATCCTAAGAATAGGTAAAGCATTAACAATGTTGAGAACAGCATTTACTGTTTTCCGAATCTTCATGCTAAAAACATTGGTGCCGGGCTTGATTGGTGCGTTTACATCCGCCATGACTGCTATGGCCCCCGTGGTAGTAGCACTCGCACCCTTTATTGCTGCTGCTGCTGGTATAGCCTTGGCAGTGGGATTAATATATCTTGGTCTTGAAAAAGTTAGAGAATCTCTAGGATTTGAAAGTATTTTTGATGTCATGATGTTAGGGGCAATGCATCTAAAGGATGCGTTTGCTACAGTGGTAAACTTCCTTGGTTCAATAGTAAATAAAGTTCTAAGTATCGCATCAGAGTTTGGTAAGTTTCTTGGATTTGATGTTAACTTACCAGAAATTCCAGTAATGGCAACTGACTCGGCAGAAAAGTTTAAGGCAGAAGCACTTGCCAAGGTAGAGGCAAAGAAGAAGGAAAAAGAGGAACAAGAAGCAAAACAACAAGAAGTTGAAGCACCACCAGAAAACGCCTTTCAGCGTAAGTTACGAAAACAAGAAGAAACACGTGCTCGCCTGCAATCCATCGCTAGTGGTCAACAGACAGTCCTGAAGACCAGAGAAGCAACTGCACCTGAACTCAAGACCAGAGAGGTAACTGCACCTGAACTCAAGACCAGAGAGGTAACTGCACCAGAACTCAAGACCAAACCCATGAATGATGCGACAAGGGAATTCCTTGCATTTGCTGATTCGGAAGAAGGTAAAGCAGAGTTTGCTAGGAACAGGGCGAAGGCGGCCGCAGACTTCCAGAAAATGGAACAAAGGGCAGTTTTAGCAAACGCAGAAAGAGAAAGAGGACTTAGAAGCCCCGATGAACTTGCGCGTCGAAGATCTCAATTAGCACGGAATGAGGGTCGATTGGCGAGTATGTCACCTGAAATGTTAAACACAAATCAAGGTGCACTAACTCAAAAACGTGTTGAAGAACTACAACGACAAATCAAGGTACTTGAAGCAAGGCAGGCCACTGGTGGCGGTGCTACGGTGATTGCTCCACAGACCACTACCAATAACAACCAGAGTAGTTCTGCGGTGTATGGTGACCCATCACCCGCGACAGATGACCTCGACAGGGTTTCTGACGGTTTTCACATTGCATAAAAAAAGGGGCACCGAAGTGCCCCTCAAAGGATAGAAGAGTCTAGTCTTCCGCTGCAAGTTTCGCAAAGTAACTCAAGGTATCGTCCTCGTCCGCTGCAGCCGTGATGTTCGGTTCAGGGGCAGACGCGATAACTTGTGGTTCCTGTTCACGTGCAGATACTACTTCCGCAGTCTCGGTCAGTGAGTCATTCTTGACGGTTGCACCAGCACCCGTTGATTGACCTAGTACAACCTCCAAACGACCTTTCAGTTCGTCATAGGACTTGTACGAAGACGGAGCAGTAAACTCAGACATGTCATGCAACTGATTGTAAGTTGCTTCGAGTCGCGTCTCATCTGCTTCCAGTAGAGGTGCAGAAGCCTTGAACTCAGACTTGTCGTAGTTACGATATCCCGCAACATTACGAATCTTCAGTTGGAAGTCGGCACCAGTCCAGAAGTCAAACGGATTGATCGGTTCTTCGCCTGGAAATTCCGGTTGCATCTTATCCATGATCTTATCAAAGATCTTCTTACCGAAGTCATACATGAATACCTTGCCTTCGTTGGCAGGGTTCGCGGGGTCATTCATGACCATGATGTTCGCAACATAGTGAAGACGGCGCTTCTGTTTACGTGCGGTTTCTTTGTCCTCTTCGATACCAGAGTTCCACAGTCGCGAGTTGTACTCACTCACTGGGTCATTGTTACCCAGAGTAGTCAGAGACTTCTCGACGTACCATTGACCAGTCGGGCCTTTGAAGAAGTGATCGAAGTAACGTACCCAAGGTAGTTCTTGACCTTCCGCCGCAGGCAGGAAACGAACAACGGCGTAACCGTTACCTGATTCATCTACCGTGGGTTTCCAGAAACGAGTATCCTCGTACTTGTTGTTACCTTGCTTTGCACCACCCATCTCTTGTGCGGCTGCTGCCAGCTTAGAGATATCGGTGCGATTGTTTTTTAGATTTGCAAAAGACATATGTTTGTATTTTCCTCGTATGATTGTGTGTCCACTATACCATAATGTAATCGTTTTGTCAACCTTTATTTTAGAGTAAGGTCAGCACTCTTTTCAAGAAAGTTAAGGTTCATTGCTTCAACCTCAATCTTCTCTTTGATAGATGTCGCGATATATTTCTTGACATCCTCAATGTCTAGGTTATTCTGATCACACAGATAAACCACAGCGTCCATGTAGGACATTGATTTGTTTCTGACCGCATCCTCGGTCATCTTGGTGAATCGTTTCTTGTTCATGAAGTTAGAATCGTCGGACGAGTCTACTCCACCAATTTGGAAATCAACCTTCATTCTTCCTCCTCATCAGTATTTATACTCTGAGTAGAATTGAATTGCAAGGCGTATTCCTCATCCTTAGCAAACTCTTCCTCCAGTTCTGGAGTCCAAGTCTGCCGGATGTCGGGATACCATGCACCATAGGTTCGCTTGGGTGTACCATCAGCATAATAAGCCATTGCTTCGACCTTATACTGTATACGACCTTCGCGTTGTTCACCGTATCGATAATCAAGCCAGACACCGTTTGCAAGGTATCGTTTCATGTTATCGATATAGACTTCAAGAGCAATGTATTCGGATCTCTCTTTGGCTGCCTTGGAGTTCTTGAAACTCCGCATCCCTTTGAGTTCCTCTTGATTTGATTTCAACCATTGTTTGACCTTCTTCCAATGCAGGAAGTGATCCTCTGGCAGATCTCGAATGTCCTCGTGGACAGACTTACTGCCATTTGCACCACGTGCCTCACGCGCCTTTGCGAGACGTTCTGACGCTGCCTTCTTCTGCTCCGCAGTCATAGGTTTGCGTTTACGCTTCACTTTCTTACGTGAGGTGTCAAGACCAAGTTCCTCTAGAGCGCGTTTGTTCTTCGCCTCCCTAGTCTTCCTTGCTTTCTCTGCTGGTGTGAGTTTCTTTGCCATATGGTTATTTAGTCTATGCTCCGGTGATAAAGTTGTGACCAGACGGGTACGCACTCTCCGTGTCAAAAGACAACAGCGAGTCTACACGAAACGAACGCCAGTCCGCCAAGTCAAGATCAAATACACGTACCGCAAGTTGATTCTTTTCAGTATTTGCATTCGCATCGGTCTTTGGCATCTTGTCAGCCGGAATCAGATCCGAGACTAGGGTTGCCTTCATGTTGCGTACTTCACCATCCTTCACTTTCGTGAAAGACAAGTTTACCACACCTTCACGTAAGGTGTCAACGATTTCTTGATAGGTCAATGACTTCTCCATGTTTAGAATCCTCCGACTGCTTGTTGATACCATCGCGGCATTTCGCGATGAGTCCAGTTCGCAAATCTCCTCTTCTCGTTGATGTAGTAGAAGCGATAAGCCTCTACAGGATCTTCACGTTTGCAATACTCAGGCATTGCTTGCGCGAATTCCGTCAACCCACCATCAGGTATGTTTTCAGGAATGTAGGACAGTATACCAGATAACTTGCTTTCTGTCAAGTGTTTTTTTCCGTATCGGTAGGTATACTCTTTGCAAAGTTCTTCCCACATCTGGTGCAGGTACAGATAGTTTGCGGATGTCTTGCGAGTCCACACACCACTAGGATGATTCACGTGGGACGCCTTGTAGAGTGTGTTCTCCAGATTAGAGTTCGGATGTTTCCAGCGTTTGATCCTACGACCAATCGCAGTCTTATCGTAGTACTCTTCACCATCAAGAACCCGATGAGCAGTGCTCATCAGCTGAGCGTATTCGATGATCATCTTGACCACGTGTTTATCCAAATGCATACGCGCAGCTTTCACTGGGTTGGTTGAGAGGTGAAAGACATTCATAGGTGAGAGATCTCACCAATCTTATCTGACAACATGGCGCTGGTCAGATTCGTTGAAAGATCTAGTGGGTCACCATCTGTGTTTAACAGAGTGACATTGAAGCTCGTCTCGTCATCAGGGTTTTTGATCTTGACTACTTCCGCACCATAACCGTTTTCAAACTTGTACTTCAGTTCCATAAACGACAGTTCGGTAGCGCCTCTCATCTCTACAGTGAAACCTCCTTTGATCACACCAACAATATTAAGATCCGATAGCATTATAGTATCCCTCCGCTCGCACGAGCATATCACCAAAATTAGGTTCGTTGACCTGTCTAACCACATAGAGTGTAGATCCGGTCATAAATTCACACGCATCGCGATAGTCATCAAGTTCACGAATCGGAACAACGGCTTTGATTGGCATCTTCCAATCTTCCATGCCCTCAGTGAGAACATCAAACTTTTCACGTAGGAGTTGATATCGCTCCTCTGCAACAAATGTCATTGCCATCTATGCGGCCTCCCTCGTGTAAACCGTGCGCTCGTTGCCATAGGCATCGACCTCAACGACAGTTGCTTCAGTGATGTCAGGAAACTGTGCGCTGAACACAACAGCATTGGCGTATGAGGCCGCAGACTCAAAAGTAGAGATTGGGGCATAGAGACCCGCAACGACCTCACCAATTTGTGACTTGACAATATATTTCATTACTTTACTCCGTAAAAGGCTCGTTCTAGTTTCTCGGTAGCAAGATCAATCAACTCGACTCGCTTCTGGGCAGTAGGAGTCTTCTTCTCTGCCATCACGTTTGCAGTTCGCATCGCTGCCATTCGCAAGACATGAAGTTCTTTCTTGGTCAGGACAACAGTGATTTCTTCAGCAGCTTCACATTCGTGGTACATTCTTCAGTTCCTTTCTCATTCTCAATACAAGTATTATAAGCGATGCAGCAACTTTTGTCAACACTTTTTTTCAAATTCTTTGACTAATTGTTCTCCAGTCAACGGGGTTCCCATGAGGATCACTTCACCAGACTCTAGAGTCCGTTTAACAAGACCATCGTTATACAGGATATCTGTCACGACCTTACCGCCAGCGGTATCTTCTGGGCGATCATCATACCACATGGAAGAGATCCCATGTGAATGAACGTGTTGTACACCCTTAGCCCATTCCTCCATCTCAAGTCTCAGTCGTTGTTTCTCAACAGCTCGGTCATACTGTGTCATGCGGTCTCCCTCTTTTTTGCATAGAATTCTTCGATGAGTTCGAGAACCTCGTTCTCTTTGGCAATACGCTCCTCACCATCGACACGGACTACATAGTCCTTTGTGTAGGTGCCGAATTCCTTCTCGGCATCAGAGGACATGAGCCACGACTCAGTGTAACTACGAATGACAGGAACTAGGTTCCGGTACTCGTCATTCACGGTAGTACGAGTTGCCTTCCAACGACCACCGACAAGAGTGATAAAGATAGGGGCTTCCCAAGATTCACCGACCTTAGCGTCATCCTCGACAATGTCCCAACTAATGACATACTCACGAGCAACCTCGTTGTTGTAAGACACGAGATCCTGAATCACAGGCATGAAGGTGCCGTGAGCAATCTCGTTGAGATCCCTAGAAGAGAGATTCTCCATGACATAGGTGGTGCCACCCTTTGGTTTGAAGTAGGCATCGGGTTCCGTTGAAGGAAACCCGTCTACGTCAAACGAGTAGTTCTCTAGGTATTGGGTGGTGATTACTAACTTAGACATAACAGTTCCTTACTTACCTTTGTAACCGAGTATCGCCATTGCGGGTTTAGGATAAAATTCCTCCGCAAGTTCCAAATATTTCTCAACAGACACGTTGTTCTTCACGAGGAAGTTAACCCACGCTTTCCATGGCTTACGACCATACTTGAATCGAGCGATAAACTCAGGTTTTGGTTTACCGACCCAAGAAGGATGGCAGCCAGGTTTCGCGACTTCCATGTTCACACTCTTGGTGTGACGCCCACGATACATAAGATACATACCGTCCCAAACAAACTCTTCTTTAACAAATGGGGTCATCTCGTTTCCTTTCTCATTTTCAATACAAGTATTATAGTCGATATCACAAGAAAAGTCAAATACTATTTTCTACTTACCAATGTGTTTTATATCACTTTTTGGAATAACCTGATAAGCACCCTTGTTGTATGCTGGCGCGACAGTGAAGTTCTTGGACTCCTCCAACTTGAACGTGGTGTCCTTGTCGGGACTGTACGGTGTCAGTGGAGCAGACTCGTACTTAGGAGTCTCGCGCCTCCAATCAGGGCCCACACTGTAGGACTGCATCGGTTTGAATTCGGGGGTTCGCTTTCGAGTAGACCATGCTTTGGTCTTGCGCTTACGACCAGATTGATCGTACCTCATAGATCCGTGGAATGATTGCATCACATACCTCCTGACTAGATAAGAATATGATACAGACAAAAACATCTTTTGTCAAGTCTTTTTTTGTATAAATAAACGTATGAGCGAAAAACTATTCGATTTCGGGTTTACCCTAGTAGACGAAGATGAACTGGAGGCTGTGCAACAGGCGCAGTCTAAAGTTGCGTCTGTGTCCGACTCGGTGTCAGAGACCCAAGATAAATTAGACAGTCTGTTCAATGCGATCCAACCATTGCTGAACAATCTCAAACAGAATCCTGAGAAGGAGTATATTCTGTGGCCCAATCGACTCGAAAAGATCGAGCAGTTTGAGGACTACATACAGAATATCTACAAGGGACAGTAATGTTACTATACAGATGTCAACCAATCAGTTCTGATCAGAACCTCATCGTGAATCTTGGCAGGAAGAGACAACTGTTCAATGCCGTCTCGGAAGGTCTGTCTAGTTATAAGAAGAAGAGTTTGCATCCAAACGATCATACATCTCTGATAACCGATGCATCAGTGCTTGCTGGTTTGATATCTTTATCAGGATACGAAAATGTCCTTGTGGTAACCTCATTCGTTGATAAAGACTACGAAAATGTTGTGAAGAATCACCGACCTCACAAGAGTGCGGGCGACCATCTCTTACCGATAGTTCATGAGATAGTGCAAGCCAAAAGCAACATGTATGTGACCAAGGTAAAGAATTCTGTGAATTGGTTCGACTCAATATACGAGTCAACTGGCGTCAAGACATTAGACGTTGACGCACCATTCAAATTAGACGGTGATTTCAAAATCAAGACCGACATTAAATTTGATGCTGTAGTTCTGTTGGGGTGTGATGCATATAAGAAGGGCAAGTTCCAAGTAGCTGATGTCAAGAGCAAGTTCGCTCGATATTGCACTCCAGAGTTTGATATGATTGATGTGTATCGACACGGCAACGACAACAGAAAGCTTTCCGGTAGACGAAAAAACAACACTACGATTGCTGCGTCGATGTTTCAGTCAGTCAACACTCCTAAGAAAATTATAGATAAGACTACTCGCAACCAAGTTCGAGATGAACTTGAAATGCCTAATATGAGAAGCATTATTTTATATAACAGACTTGCGGTCAATGTCATCGATATTGATAAGTGGTATAGGGTATACTAATGTACGATACAATGTACAGCATTATCACCGGAGTAAATGACAATGGTTCGTATCAGGTTTCACTGATCCCCGAAGAAAACGACTATGTGTTCAGACGCCTTGTCCGTGATCGAATAACGTCATATACAGACGAACTCCTGACAGACAAGATTCTTGGGACTGAGCGACACATTCCACAATCAATCCTACTCAATAACATCTTGAGCGCCAAACAGTATCAGAATGTTTTGTTTGTCCCATCATTTCGGAATGCTTTGTTTCCTAGGCTGCTTGACGAGTCGTACATTCTGAATGTTCCGAATGTAAACTACCACATGATGCCGTGCACCAACAAGTATTACGAACTACCTCCAAACATTTGGGTTGCATATCCAGACGGCCACACAAGTTTGTACCATGATCTGATGGATGGATTTGGTGTAAATTTTTGTATGTCCAATGGAATGTACACCATGGGAGATTCAAACTATGAAGTCACGGCTCCTGACGGAGTAGAGTTTGACTGCGTGTATCTGGCAGGACACCCCATGCCTTCGGAAGACACATACTTTAATGCCGAAGATATCAAGAATGACTTTGCTGCGATCTGCACGCCAGACTTTGATCTACACGATGTGCGTAGACGCTCATTATATAAAGAAGAATACAATAGAGGAAATCCTTATCTGGATGATGTTGAAGCTCCACCTAGAATAGTGGGCGAGACAAAGGACATGACCGATGTGTTCTCGTATGTATTAGAAAATACATTGAGACCCGATTTTCATAACGACGAACTGTTGACCAAAATGTTCACTGGTCGTAAAATGTTACCCCACTTTCAAAAATCATACAAGGTATATTAAGATGATTAAGTTCAAGAAATTCATGGTCGAGGGTGTAGATGACCCCGCAATCTTCAAGGCAGTATTCCTTGCGGGTGGGCCTGGATCTGGCAAATCTTTCATTGTCGGTAAGACGGGTCTGCCTGCTCTTGGATTAAAGGTGGTCAACTCTGACGATGCGTATGAAGCCGCTATGAAGAAAGCGGGAATGGAAATGTCTCCTGAGAATATCTTCTCTGTTCAAGGTCAAGACATCCGTGGTAAAGCAAAGGCTCTCACTGGTAAAAGACAAGCACGATACCTCATGGGTAGGCTCGGTGTTGTTATTGATGGTACTGGTAAAGACTTTGCTAAGGTCAAGAAGCAAACCGAGTCGATGAAGGCACTAGGTTACGATGTCGCAATGATCTTCGTAAACACCGACCTTGATACTGCCATCGCACGAGATAAGGCACGTGACCGTACTATCGGTGAGAAAGAAGTAACCAAGTACTGGAAAGAAGTTCAACGAAATATTGGTGCATTCCAGACCATGTTTGGAAAGAAGAACATGTTGATCGTAGATAACTCAAATGGTAAAGACTACCAGAAAGAGACACTACGCGCATATCGTGACATCAAGAAGTTCTTAGACAAAGAACCAGAAAATGCCAAAGCGAAGGCATGGATCAAGAAGGAAAGGGAAAAGAAGAGGAGAGACTAGCTCTCCTCGTTCCTTTTACATATCTCGTTTTTCCCAGACGGTATTGGCCGTCAGAAACATGAGAACTGCTCCTGCCAAGAAACTGAAAGGCGCATTGTAGTAGACACCAATCACGACTTCAAATGCGCCGAGGATCAACCCCAGTTCATATTTCCAACCGTCCCAAAAATCCAAGAAACTGTCCCACAGTACTCTAAGTTTTAGTTTCCAGTCCATAACTCCTCCTATGCAACTTTACGGGCTACTGAGATCTCGACATTTTCGGGGATCTCAATCTTGATATTGTCATGAGAGTGATGTAAGACAAACTTTGTGTTCGGAAACTCATTGAACATATTAGTCCAGATAGGTCTCCAATTGTTTGCCAGTCTCACCGTGTTTGGTGTAGACCGATCACTCTCTAACAATAGATCGGTAAAACTCTCTAGGTTCATATCAAAGATGCTGTCGAATCCATAGATGTGAACTTCTTCGGCCTTCATCTTGTTACACGCATAATGAACTGCCATGTGACCACAGTTGAAGTTGGTCGCAGCCATACGCACATCACCATTCACCGCTGCGTACTTGGGGATGTATTCATAGAATCCCTTGATCAGATGCGAATACCTCATGTAGAATGTTCCAGACTTTTCCATCCAGACCTTGGGTCTGGTGCCTAGAATCCAGTCATACATGTCTAGTTGAATATGTCCTTCCTGCAATGCCTTCATCATCTTGAAGTCTACCATGCAAGTAGCATAGACTTCGTTCCTTGGAATGGCAAAAGGAGGCATATTGCAAATTAATAGTTTACCGGCCGTGCCTCGCTTGAAGATACCAGCATTGTGACCGTTACCCAGAACATTCACTCTCATAACTGCACAAGTTCCCTATTCTCAAGATGTTGTTCTTCGATGTCATCCTTAGATTGACCCATGTAACGCACCGCATGGTGTTTCTCAATCATGTACTCATTGACGGACTTGTCAGCGTAGTTTGTGGTTCGCCAGAGTTCACCAAGGATACGACCAAACTTACCCTTACCGTCTTTATGGGTCTTCAACGTGATCCCGTTAGGATCATCTAACAGTCCAATCAAAAAGTCCTTTGCAGCCAGACCATACTTCTTTTCTTCAAGATCACGAGTACGAGATTCCGGCGTGTCGATACCATACATACGAATACGTTGGTTTTGCATCCACACACCAAATCCTAAGTCGATGTCAACGTCTACTGTGTCACCGTCAACGACTCTACGAACAATGCAACGATACTCAAACATCTAACACCCTAATAACACCAAGTTTATCCTCTGCCTCAGCAATCTTCGCCACCTGAGTCTCCACAGCCTCTACGATATCAGGGTGTTCCCCAATACCAGCTGCGTTCTGTATATACACTTGAATGTTCGCCTTTGCCATCGCAACTTCACCTTCAAGTTTCTTCTCAAGTGCTGCCAGTAAAAAATTCATGTCATTTGTTTCCTTATGGTTTTCTTTCCCTTCATCCCAGTATGATGTATGATCTTAGGATTCTTTACATCTATACCATCTATGTAGTCTAGTCGTAAGGTATTATATGTGTGCGGAAGAGGATTGATACATGTCAATTTCTTCAACTCATCACCACCCATCATTAGATACAATACTTCTTGGTCTCCCTGTACAGGATCACGAATACACTCGTCAGCCCATGCTCGTAGTATGTTCGGTGTATCCTCAACCAATACCACACCAGAGTTATACCAGTCACCCAGATCGTTTCTGCGAGCAGACCATGGTCTGTCTTTGACCATACCCAATCGACCTTGATCCGATAACTTGAATATCTCAGAGATGTCCGATGTTACCTCACAGTCGGTATCAATCCAACAGGTCTTCTCTACACCATCAAGTCTGGAGGCATCTAGGATAGCACGAGGTTTCTTGAACCATCCTTTTGCTGTACTCTTGACCTCAATCACTAGATTGAAATTGCTCTCCGCGAACTCAAGGCCTTCACTACTCATACCGAAGTCAGCACATACTATTGGAGTACTGTTATGAGCCTTGTACTTCTCAATGAACCAAGGTAACTGCCACTCAGTATTGACATCACAACCTGTCAGAAATATATTAGACATCGATTATCGCATACCCATCTTTATAGTTGTGTTTGGCGAGGCATCCTCGTTCTACTTGGATCGTGGTGAAACTATCATCTGCACGAGCAACAAAGGGATAATACTCTTGTAACCAAGGGAAGGTATCTAGATGCATGTACACATCAGTTGGTTTCGCATACAGACCAGCATTCTCTACCAATAGTTGGGCACCAGCCGGAGTGACCATGTACGCATGAGCGCCCGGAAAGTATCTCTTGGTGGTGAGAGGATTGACCCCCATGAGACTAGGAGTATTCCACTTACCATATGACGGCGCACCAATGTTCATCACGTATCGGAAGTGAACACTAGGAATCGGATTATCCAAGATGGCATCATGTTCAAAGATGGCAAAGGTATCCGTTCCCTCGGCACACTGTTTCCACAGAGTGTAGTGCGAGAGGAATGCAGCCATACAGTTTAGGTTGCGAGAGTATACCTCGTCAAATCTATCGGGATCGATACCCTCTTTCTCCAACATCGATACCGGATCATTCTTGGGAGTAACGGCATTGAACATTCGGATCTTTGCGCCGACACGATCACCACTCCACATACATCTCTCCGCTGCACGTAGAGATTTTTCATTATCTGCTATACCGATTACAAACGCTTTCATACCAAAAAGTTTACTTGACTCGAATTTGTGGTGGTGGTTATTTTCCCGTTATGATCATATGTAGTCACGGTATAAGTCGTTTGTTGAATCTTGTGTTGTCCGTCAGGCGCACGATTTACCCGTTCAACCGTATATGTCTGATCTGACATACGGGGCAGATGTGATACCGGAGGTATTGTGTTATTATTTTCTATCATTTCGTTGTGGTTGATTTCAACCCTCGTTGTATTGTGGTGTAGTATGGGTAAACTACTCGTAACCAAGGAAACAGTTGTTTACACATCAGTGCATCGTTAGGCCACATGCCAATCTCTTTGACCTTATTTAGTAATTTCTTTGCCGCATTGGGTGATATCAGATATGCAGAGTTACCTGCCAATCCTTGGGGAACCTCCCACGTATCAACATCCGGTACAGGCTGAACTCCCATCTGAGAGCTCACCTTGTTATGAAATACATCCGATCTTCGAGTTGCACCTCGTGGATCATTGAGACCTATTATACCACCCTTCCATTGATCTGTCAAGTCACTTGTCGCAAACTTTCTAGTGAACAAGGCGTCATGTTCTAGGACAACAATTGGATCATTGCCCTCAGCACACATCTTCCAGCATCTCATGTGGGAGATCATACACGCCACACGATTGGCATGATTCTTAGTTTCATAATGACGAAGATGTAGACCCGTGTTGAGATCAAGACCGTCTTGTTCTGGCTTGATCGGGTACGTCCACCTCGTCTCGGGCATATCCAGACACTTCAGACCCTCATCAATAGTCGAGGGGATAGTCGCGGGTAGTATGATCGGTTCTAGTTCAGACTTGGTCTTTTTGATAGACTCAATAACCATCCGTGTGGCGACAGTCGCCTCGTGATTATTTACTAGACTGATTATGAAGGCTTTGGTCAACATCTTTCACATACTCCCATCGAGCAGACAAATAACAACCACCATGATAACTCTTATGATAATATCCAAAGGGCTCAGATAGTATTTGATACCAACCCTCTTCTGCACTCTTTAGTTCTTTGTTCTTATATAGAGAATCCACTAAATCGGTATCCCAGCAATCTCTGGGGTGGATGATCAGGGCATCATTGATGTAGTAGGTGGTTTCCTTACCCATCGGTTTTAGTTCGTTAAACTTGTGGGTGCCATAGTAGTTCATGCAGTTGAATCCAATAGGCATATCTTTATCATATGATTCTTGGATCAATTCACCCCACGGAATCTGATCTGAGACCACCACATCAAAACGAGTACGGATGATCATGTCATACTCATCAGGTATAGACTTCATCATCTCGTTATGGATCAAGAGTTGTTTGTGCCAGTTCGCACATGCGTGTGCGTGTACTAGTTGACTGTTGGTATATACGGTATCATCCAGTCCGACAGCATACCGCATCTTAGATATTCTCTCCCTCTCCAACATATGAGGAAAAATATCTCGTCGTAACTCACTAGCAGAATCAGGATAGGCTTCAGTATCAAAGACAGGATGATACTCATTCTTGGGTTCATCAAAGTAGAAGTCGGGTGAGAACCCGACCTGTTTCATGTTTACCTCACCATAGAGACCATATATTTGATTACTCCACGTTCCGGTGTAAGTCTTGTCGTGAGGCACATGTTTCTGAGTACGCTCTATCCACTTGGGATGGCAGTGTTCGTTCCACCTACCAGATAAACATAGTGCAACCTTCATATACTATCCAGTAGAGAATAGGTATCTTTCCAGATCTTCAGGAGTCCCTAATCCCCACATCTGTTCCGCTTCATACATATGAATTTTCTTGTTGTCTTCAATGGCCTGATTGAATACGGGACAGACATAGAACTCACCGTTGACCCTCTCATCAGATTCAATCATCTGGTTCGCATACTTCACATAGTCACTTCCACGTTTCCAATAGTAGAACCCCACAGTCGCATTGTCGCTGATAGGATTTTTCTCTGCGACCTTAGTAACCAATCCTTGATCGTCAGCCTTTGCATACGACCACTTGGGATGTGTTGCTTTGAAAGTAACAATGCCACCGTCAGCATTGTATTCGTTCATCTTATACATGAAATCCAGAGAACTCCAATCAGCATACTGATCAGAGTTGGCGATGAACAACGGGTTATCATTGTTGATATACTCTTCTGCAAGCAGAGTCGTACATGCAGCCCCTTCTGTGACACCATCAACCTCTACGAGTTTACAGTTGGGTGCGATCAATCCCAACATGGAATCTAGGTTGTACTTCTCACGGTGTTCCTTCTGTACTACAAAGATGTAGTTGGCATCCATACCGATGTTATCAACCACTGTCTGAATCATAGGCTTACCGTTGACATCAATCAGTGGTTTGGGAAAGGTATATCCCGCATCAGCAAACCGACTACCCGCACCCGCCATAGGAATCAAGACATTTAGTTTCTCGTCCTTCCATTTTGGTTTGATGATTCGATCCGCCTTGATCTTATCTACCAGAAAGATGTCAACTTCTTCGGGCGATGATACTCGGATGACATTTGCACCAGAGAGATATGCAGACTCCAGACCTGTTGGCGAGTCTTCGATGATGACCGTCTCTTCAGGTAGAACCCCGGCTCTAGACATCGCTTCCCAGTAGATCTCTGGGTGAGGTTTGGGGTTAGACACATCAGCACTTGACAATTTTACAGACAAATAAGGAGTCAATAACATTCGATCTAGTACATGGTCAACAGTCTTTTCGATGGCATTTGAACACACCCCAATCTTATATCCTTCTTCTTTCAACTGCAAAAACAGATCTAAGATATCCTCATTACGCTTCACATAACGCAATGAAACCCAAGTATAGTTTTGCTTATCAGTGAAGATCTTGTCTTGCAACTCGTCTGGAATACCCATCATATCCAACTTCCGCTTAGTAGTCAGACCGTCATACTTGATGGTATGTTCGTGTTCACCCAGTTCACTATAACCATTTTCAACCAATGCGTGGTTCAATGACTCGAAATGAATTTTCTTGGTATCAACCAGAACACCGTCCAAATCAAACAGAACCAGTTTAATCATCGTTTCTTACCAATAAACACATGATCCTTCCACCGTGCGGATCGTTGTTCCCAATTACCATTATCTATGTAATCCAGTACTACCTTCAGATCACACTCCTCTGCGATTGCTTTGAAGGAGTCATCCATGAACCTCCAGCAGTCGATACTGTCATGTCTCGGGCCAGTAGACGGTGCAATCAGAATGATATGACAACCCGTCTTGAGAACTCGCGTCATCTCAGCCACACTGCGGAAAGGATTCTTTACATGTTCAAGAGTCTGTCCACTTACAACCAAATCAACAGACTCATCTTCCAATGGGATTGTGTATGGGCCTGGCATCGGCAGATCTACATTGACCCCCGCTTCCAGATCCGCGATTAGATACTCTGATGCAATGTCCTGCCAGATAGGGCGGTAAGACCTGTCCTTCTCGAAAGTCAAGGCGCGGCCGCCAACATCAAGAATCTTGAGATTGTCATTGGTCTCGAACTTCAAATGTTCTCGACACTTCTTCATGTTTGCTATTGACGATGGATGCACATCAGACCCCTATACTAAATTGAATGTCGCCGTGACGCTTCTTGAATAGACCTTCAGTTCTACAGAACTCATCCACAGCTCGAGTCACACCGTCTTTGCCCCAACGTGTATCGCCCCACTTGTAGTCATCTCCAAGTATGAGTCCGCCCCACTTCACGACCTTCAGTGCATTACGCAAGTCGCGCAAGCACCCGTCATACGAGTGATCACCATCAACATAGATCCAGTCGAACTTTCTTTCAGTGAAAGTATCGAACCACTGATCGGAACTCATCCGGTGAATAGTGACTCGTTTATCTGCTCCGACACCAGTTCTGACTTCCTCATAGACATTGTCATAATATTGTTGAAAGTCTTTCTCCGTGCCACCACCACACATCTTTGAGTATCGTTCAAGATAGTTCTCGTATGTGCCGTGTTCGTCGGATTCTTTATACGGTTCAATACTCCATGCGTCAATTAGATGAAGTTCCTTCACGCCCCGTTTCAAAAATCCTTTGGAGGAGTTCCCGTACCAAACTCCGATTTCAGCTCCAACAGAGTCTTTTTTGATTAGACCCATGATGTTTCGAGCGTCCCGATTGACTTGTGTCCCCATCATTTCCAGTAGTTCCTCTTCGCTTCTGTATCAAAATCAAACCCCCAATGATCAATATCTTTCTGATACCAGTCAGCGACAATTTGGGTTGTCTTATCCGTATAATAGTCTTTATATGTAGACTGTTTATAACCCGTCACGTTTCGAGGTTGTGGATTGAAGAGTACGCCCAGATACAGTTTGATATCATCACTATAGTGTTCAAAGCGAAGGATATCACACCTCACCTTACCATCCTCATCTGAGACATAATCGAAGGCAGGATACCAACCACGGATTGCACGGTGCCAGAAGAACTCCTTACCACCCCACTCATGTCGAGTCTCAAGGAAGGCCTCGAAGGATGAACAATCGATGTAGTCTTCTTCACCGTAATGATCAGACTCTTTCTCCCTATAGATTACTTTTCTCGCAAACTCATATCGGGACACCACCCGACTCCACGGGTTGCGAACAATAGCAAACGCACGATTGTTTTCTCGAATGTCCTTGTTCCAGTCTCTCCACCGTGCATGTTCATTGCCCTCGTGTTCACCATTCTCTTTCATGACCTGATGCATTTCTTTGGTGTAGCGAGGGCTGATGTGATTGTCCGGTGTCGCAATCAAGCACTTCTTGCGTAATTCTGGATTACGCCTGATAGTCATCCCACCATTCTTAGGGATGTGAACGAATATCTTCATCTTTTCTTTCCCATTTTACGTAAAATCTATTTTGATCAGGCATGAATTCTGTTATATTATACCCGAATTGTTCAGATAAGTCAAGGTGATTTTTCAATGTCCAATTAAAAAATGGCACTTTACCGACATTATTATTACCATGATCTCTGTGGCCCGGATTGCACCTCCAGTAGATACGGGACTCCGGTTTGAGTGCATTCACCATAGACTCAACTTGTGTTTCGATCACATTGTAGTCACCAAAATTCAGTGATCCTAGAGCCAGCGCAACATCATACTTCTCATCAGTCTCGAAGTCTTCAATCGCAACTTGTTCGTCACTCCCAATATTGGTGATGTCGATACCGTGCAGATTAGGTATGTGTCGCTTCAATGGGTTGATACCACATCCAACATCAAGAACCGTCTCACCTTCTCGAATCTCTTCGATCAGTCGGAACCCAGTCCAGTAGTATCGGTCAAATCCTGCCGTCCTAGATGACGGCCAGTCGTAGGTAAAGTAGTCGTGCAACCACTCTCTATCATAAGTAAACATACACACTCACATCCTTGCTTGCATAGTTATCTATGTCAACAGAACAATCCAATTTTAACAATTCAAGCACACCGATATTATTGTCACACCTTGTGACTCTGTCTTTATTCTTATAGATGAAAGTCATTATCCCTTGATTCTGTCTCTGAATCTGTGCGAACATGTTGTCCTGATTCTTATACCAGTCGTACTTGGGATACGGAATATCAAACCCACCACACTCGTTCCACCATTCCCAACACTCATAATCATTACGATAGACCATGATGATGGGATACTTCTTGTAGTTTTCCAGTTGGGTAGCAAGAGTGTGAGACTTGATCAGACGAACACCTTGGGGCACACTATCATCAAATGGCTTGTCCCAGTTCGAGGTCTCGAACTCAAACTCCATCATAGGGTCGAAGTATGCGCCACTATGTAACCGAGTCTTGTTATGAGAGTAAGTTCTCTCAGGAGAATAGTCGCTCTGGTCAATGTCAAAAGACTTCCATATGTTATTTGCGACACCAGACCATCGACTGCCTGGCGCACCTGTCATGAGTAAATATTTACCTTTCACTTTTAGGCCTCAGTCCGTTCCATACCTGTTGATCCAACCAGTGTTGCTGTACGTGATTCACGTACTTGGCATTCTGATTATCCGACAAGTCTCTTTCTACTCGTGGATCGTCATAGGCGATAGGGAACCCTATTTTTTCGGACAACCACTTCAAGTACATACCTTTGTATAGGTACAGAGATTCGTGCGAGACAAACTCAAGATTCCACTGATTGGCACGGGCCCATCTTGGTTTAAGATTCTGATAATACTCAAGTGCAGTCGGGAGAGTTATCTCCTTTCTCACTCGTTTCTGCTGTTCCATGTTGATATTCTGTTCTCGCACCACAACACAGACCGTGACGATATACCCAGCATCCTGCGCCTCGTAGATCACTTCTTGTATCTTGGGTACTTGTTTAACACCATCATAGACAAACGGGACACTGACATTCGCGACCATGAGATTCTCAGTCAGCATCTCCGATGTCTTCTCAGGATTGACCCAGCACTCAGCAAAGGGTTCTTCGTCACTGGGTATCCAGTACTTCTCACCGAAGTCCCATCCATGTACATCTGGATGGTAACCAAAGATCTTACTGAATAAGTGATTACCTGACCCTTGTGGGCCGGTCAAAATAACTAGTTTATTAGGCAAGTCGCCTCCAAAATTTCACTGGGCACATACGGCATCGACATTCTTTCGGGATGCCAAACAATAGCGCAGATGTTGCCTTTATACCACGCTTCAACATCTCCATCTTCATCAGTACATAATACTACACTATCTGGGGGTGGTTTGGCAACAAAAATATTATGATAACTGTTCACCGTATGGGGTGATCCGTTATTGTACACGAGATGATCAACCATCATGTGGTTTTGTTTTTCTCCGGTGCGACCACCAAGGATTTCCGTAAGTAGGAATGCCCCGTGACACACACCAAGAATAGGTTTCCCGAGCTTGACCATCTCAGTAGCAAGATAGATCTCTGTGGTGACACGAATCTCTTCGTTGCCGCCACCAGTAAGAATGAGAAGGTCTAGGGAATCTGCGAGAGTTTCATAATCTAAGTCTTCACGACAGTTTGGGATAGGAAGGAGTTCATGACCCGACAAGAACCGATACCAGTTCCGTTCCAGTGAGTCATGAACTATTCCGTTGTGCGTGAGGACTCGTTGAGAGAGTCCAATCTTCATTTACCAGCCGTATGCCTCGTGCACGAGTTGTCGTGCAGCAGGAGTGTCAGTCGTGTTTCGACAGTTGATCTCAAACATGTCGTGACGGATCTTTTCGACCAATTCCATGACACGATCCTGTACAGCTTTAGTCGTTGCTAACTGTTCTAGTTTCCAACCACCGATACTGGAATGGAACCCTTCATCTCGCGCAATGGTTCGATAACGAGTAGAGATAAAGTTGTCCTTAATGGTATCTGCCATCTGATCCCAGACTGCCTCAGCGCGACCTTCAGCGACCAGTTGGTATGCTGCCAGTGCGGCTTCGTCTTCTGCACAGTTGAGTTCCTCCAACAGTACAGCACCCTTCGCGGTGTTGAGTTTACGTTCACGGGCAAGTTCTGCCTCTACGTCTACCTCTTCACCAGAGATGTGTTCGATGACTTCCTTCACCATACGGAAGTGTTTTGCCTCATCGTTTGCCTGACGGGTCAACAACATAAGTTCCTTTGCTGACATGTCATCGGGTGCATTGGCAACACGCTGAGAGATCTCGGTCATGTTCATACGTTCATTGACCATACGGCCAACGAAGTGATCTACCATCTCTTCTTCAGAGAGGTCACCCTCGAAGTATGCCCTGACATTCATCTTGGATGCTTCAAACAGTGCTTCATTATCCTCACGGATATTCTTTACAAACTCTTTTGGGTCTAACATAGGTTTCTCCTATTCACTCTATTGATATAACCATATTTATTTATACGATTTGTTTCATCAACTCCTTGACATTTTCCCCTCGAGCCGGTAGTTTGTCTTTCAGAAAGAAGTGCACAAAGTGACAGTCCTTGAGGTTCTGTACGGCACTGAACAGGCCATTCCATCTATTACTCATGTGTTTGGTTGGGATCTTATACTTCTTCAGAAAGTAGTTCAGGAGAGTCTGATCCGTACTCCACTTGTAGGTGCCAACACCATCAACAAAGTCCTTGAACTCTACACGCATCAGAAAGTCATGAGGAGTCTGTCCCTTTAGATAGGGTTTGAATAACTTGCTGTTCAGCAGTATCAGACCCATGTTAAAAAACTCATACCCATGAGTACCACTTGGTTTGAAATCAATACCAGAAGAGTGTAGTCCTTGATACTGCATACGGGAGTAGTTCTTAATCTTTTTGACATACCACGCTTCACAATCCATCTCGCGTTCAGCCACTGCACCAAAGGCATGATCCGTTCCAAACTCCTCAAAGATGTTTGGTGCGTCTGGACGGATATAGATGTCTGCATCCACGATTGCAATCTGATCATAGTCATCTAGAAACTCAAACGCATTCTCCTTCTCGTAGATAGGAAGGTATCCTCCATACTTCATATAAGACTCTTCACTACGGCCACTGGAAAAGAGATCAGGTTTGATTCGCAGCTTAGGTTGAGACAATACGATATGCTTGATATCATATTTGTCACAGTAGTCCGATACTGACTCAATGCAGTGATCGTATAGTTTGGACGGTTTGCCTACCGCCACTTGGAATATCATTCGTTCCATTGGAAATCCACTTTTTGTTTTGTTACGTTCAGAAATGTTCGTAGGGATGGATCTATGATACGAACAATTGCAGCAAGACCGTTAACATTTATGTGTCTCCGTTTATTCGCCAACAATTGATGCCATCCCCACTCTGATGGATATAGTTTTTCCTGTGATGACAATTCGAGAGCATTACCATCATAGTCGCTGCGCTTGAACCCTATACAGAAATCCGATAGGAAGTTGTCGTACCTGTATCCTAGAACCTCGTTATCGTTTTCCACCAAAGTGTATTCACCGGACTCACACTGGTCTCTCGTAATCTCACGCATTCTACGAGTTCGGTCATATCTAATCTTCCACATACCAAGTTGGCCAGCGTATAAACTCCCATTCTCTATACTGATGTTATATCCTACCACACCTTGGTCTACTAAGTCAAGTGATTTTTTTAGATCAAACTTGTTACTGATCCAAGTATCCCAGCGGACACGATAGTAGTAATCATATTCTTTTGTGAGAGATTGCCAAAGGTTCTGGAACCCCAAGTGTTGGGCTGTGCGATTGAGGTAAGTACTCAAACGTGTATTCATATATTTATTGTATTGATCTGCGAACTTGTCCGGTAGAATATTATCCTCTATAGCCAACACATATGGGTTGTAACCAATTCTCGGTTGTATTGTCCAAAAAATTCTATCTGCGTAAGGGAATCCCGAAGTATTGATTTTGAGTCTATTTTCGTCGGTGTCCCACATCTGATAATAGAAGTCACATCCCTCGAAGGCTCGTTGTAGTCTGTGATGACATTCCATCAACATCCATGGAGGTATCTCCGAAGGATATATCCCATTCACGAGCACAGCGATACGCATCAGTGACCTACCGTGCCACCAATGGTCTGATCGTAGACTGGTCTGCAATACTTTGTAATCAGGTTCAAGTCTCTGTCCAGTTTGTCAAACATTATATCATCAATGTATCTAGTGTGGACTTCAGTCACACATTCGAGAAGCAACTCCTCTGCCACATCAGGCTCGATGTAGTATGCTGACGTTATGGGGCAGAGTTTCAGATCCCACCAGTATGGGTGACCCCTGAACCTATCACAGTAGTTGTGAAACTCATCGTCGTTTTGAAACTGACAGATAGAGAAGTAAGGAGCAATGATAGGCATCTCGGAGGTCAGGCACTCGGTGTCATGTTCGATCACCGTGATAGGCTTGTCCTCCTCGACGCACTTCTCCCAGAGAAGATAGTGACTATACCAACACCCCATTTCTGAAGGAGTATAGTCACGTTTCCCATGGTACTGATCGATCTGTATATCGTTGTACAGATGCAGAGTCTCTGGCGTTACCGCATCAAACATATTCACATGAAAACCATGTGATTCCCAACTTGGTAGTACCTGTTTTACATAGTGTTGAGATACCTGATTGTCAGGCATCTGTATCATCCATATGTTATCGGTAATCGTTGAGGTCAAACTCTGTACCATGCATCTTCATCAAATCACGTTCATGATTCGTGTACACTAGGACTTCTGGATCATCCAGAAGAAAGTCGCAACTACGGCAATAATCGGGGTAGCTTCCACTAGTGTGATCATTACGAAGCTTAGTGTACTCTTCACCGTACCAAATCTCTTCGATAGTGTTTTCGCTAGTGTGTCCCAAGACGGCCAGTTCGTCTTGTCCGAGTACTTGGCAACAAGGAGCGACAGCGCCTCTTTTACCATCCCTACCACCAGCACGAATAACAACATCAGGACTGAAAGGTCTTCCACAGGTCTTTACCTCACCGTTACGCTGGTTGTCTCCTATATTGTAGACACCAGACCAGTTATGCATTTTCCATATCTCAGTCTTGACTCCAAGGTCATCGACTAATTTACGGTATTGATTCAATTCAGATTCTAGGTTGTTATTGTCGGTAATCAAGTGATAGGTTGCAACAACACAATCACTCTCAGTCTTATCAACATACGCTTTCATTTGTCGTATGTTCTCTACAATGTTATTGAAGTTGCCTCCAATAGTATTGTTCATCCACTCGTCATACTTTGCGGGGTTATACCCAATGAACGAGAATCGATAGAAGTCAAGTCCCGCATCTACACAGTCAGCCATAAACTGACCACGCATACGAAACCCATTGGAGAACATAAATGCCTTTGCACCATACTTCTTTACGATCTTGATGTACTCAGGCAAATTACGGTTGAGTGTGGGTTCTCCACTTCCCTCTAGGTTAACTATACGCAGACCGTGTTGTGCACAGTCAGCCACGTTTTGTTCAAACTCTTCGAGTGACATCTTTGCGAGGAAGTCTTTGTGTCTACCTCCGGTACGCATATCTTGGGGACACATAGTACACGAGTAGTTGCATCCACCATTGATCTCAATGACCGCACGGTCTATGTTCATAGAAAAATGACCCATTCCATGACTGTTACGTCTTCCAATTTCTTCATCAATAATACCGCCGTTGTAATAGGTCTATATATTCTTTTGCTCTGACTTTCATTTCAGTTAGGTTGGGTGTGAACGATTCACCACCATCAGCAAAGAACTCTAATGTCTGATGACGATTAGGTCTCTGCACTACTTGCGGAGTATGATAGCTTGTGATACCTTCCCATGAAGGAATGAATATTGGTTTTGCAAAATTCCTTGCGATGTAGTGCCACATTCCATCGTAACAAACAATGAAGTCTGCTTCTTGTATCTGCTTGAAGGCATCTTTGATAGGTGTTCTGTAGGTTAATTCAACTAGTATCCAACCCTCCCAGCGCAGCAAGCTTATTATATCATACCAATCATCTTTTGTCAAGAACCTTTTCCATTTTCTTGGCGGCTCACTGTTGTAGGTTGGCGTCCACACTACGATTTTCTTTTTCTTCGGAACAAAGACCTCAGGCTTGAAGATCCAGTCATTGTGTGGTGCGTCAGTTGGTTTCCATGCGTTGGAATCAAAGTAGAAGCGGTGTTTCTTCTTGTTGGGGTTTACGTTCCCGTGTTCAAATAGATCTGACTCATAGACATGGGTGAGTGTAACCTCATCTTGACGATGGTATTGATTATGAATCCACTCCATGCGCTGGATGATAGTCTCAGGATCTTTTGGGTGGTGAAGATAGTCCTCACCATGCTCCCAGTGCATTTCAAGATGAACCTTTGTCTTGTTTACAAAAGAATAGTTGTGACAGACATTGAGGGCGTGCATAGCATCACCGACACCCCATGTTCCACGCCACCGAACCTTTTCCATTACTTAGGTTTCTGGTATGCCTGTGCACCAAAGAAGGCTGCGACGATGGCAGCAACGGATACAAAGTAAACTGACGCAATATCCCCAATGATCTCAGCAGCTTTATCTAATCCAAACAGGACAGTCAAGAACACACCTAAAGGATAGTTCAACATACCCAATAGAGAGAACCATGCCATCTTCCGTTGTGCGTCACGCATTGCATCCGCATCTTCAAGTTCTTTGCGTTTGAACTCAAGATACATCTCTTGTTCTTCTGCTGTTACTTTACCATCACCGTTTGTATCGGCTGGGTGATGTCCTGTCTTTGCAATATCTTCGCCCATTTTATTCTCCGTTTAGTGTGCTTCCTGCCATATCGATATTAAAACCTATCACAAGTTTGCGTCCTCGGTGGACGGGTTTTCCTCTGTGGGGTAACATAGCAGGAAAGACTATGAAATCCCCTTCACCCATTTTATGTCTATACCCAAGTAACTCTGTGGCGTATTCTTCTTCACATACTATATGTAGGACAGCAGATAAGTTACACCCTTCATGTGTATGCCATCCAAAGTCTGCCCCATTGAAATACTCGGCAAACCACACTCGTTTTATATCCAAGAGCTCACAGTGGTATTGACGCATGTAGTTTTCTAATGCGGGTTTCACCATTCTAGTTACGATGGGTTCATAAGTTGTTCGACTGACATCCCTGTGTAACTTGTAATCAGAATTAGACATCTTCGCGAAGCGAGTATCGTTGTTGCGTTTGATTTGATCTACGTGACCAAGAATCTCCACTCGGTCTTTTTCAAATCGTTCTCCTCGCAGATCATAGGTCTTTACCCACTCAGCCATCAGAATACCTTTACGTTATACTTGCGTTCCCACTCTTCGGCATCTTCTATGGTGTTCACCATCGGTCTGTTGCGTATGTTCAGAGATGTGTTCAACAACATAGGAACACCCGTCAACTCGTAGTACTCCTCTAGAATTTGACGTAAGACGGACTCACAATCGGGTTTGACCAACTGCACTCTCGCTGTACCGTCTACATGGGTGACCGATGAGTAGTCATGTTTTGCCTTTGCAGTATACTGCATATACTCGTTCATAGGCCCTTCAAAATACTCGTCAGCGTACTCAGAAAGGATAGCGGGTGCAAAGGGTCTAAACTTATGTCTACGTTTGATCATATTGACGGTGTCTTTTACATCATACCGTACATCCGCCAACAGAGAACGATTACCAAGTGCGCGAGGCCCATACTCAGCACGACCATTCGCAACACCACATATTTTCACATCAACAAGGTATTGAGCGACTGCCTTGGGGTCTATGGGACGATCAATGTTGTGACCAAGGTATGGAGTACACTTTACATTGTCCCCGCCTGTGGCCTTGTGCCACGAGTACAGGGCACACCCTAGTGCGTTACCCGCATCATTTGGTGCAATGGCGATATGCATGTCATCGAACAGTTCGTAGATCTTAGAGTTCGCGGTCACGTTCTGTGCACAACCGCCACTGTAGACGAGTTTGGAACCGTACTTACGCGCTTCCTTCATCACCTTGAGTACTTCAACCTCAAAGAACTTCTGTATAGTTGCACTGGCATCTTCTTCTGAGATACCCTTGATTCGTTTCAGAATCTTGTTCTCATAGTCAACATACTTTGCAGACAAGGCACTCTCCGCGATACAGTGTCCCTCGAAGTCTACTATCTGCCTCACATTACGACCATGCTCGCTTTCAAACCAATAGTACATATTGTGAAGGATGTCATAGAGAGTCTTATCTACTTGACCATATGATGCCAGACCCATGACAATATATTCGTCTCTTAATGCCTTGAATCCTAGAGCAGATGTTACTGTCCCGTACATAGACCCCAAGGATTGAGGCCACAGTATTTGTTTGATCGTCTTGAAGTTGTGGTCTTTGATGACCAAAGACTCTAGTTCACCAGAACCGTCAACAGACACCATGACAGTGTCTTCTTTTGATTCCCACGGACGAGTCAGAAATGCTAGGGCGCAGTGACTCTCGTGATGTTCGTTAAAGGTATCAAAGGTAAGGGAGTTCCGCATGGGATATGCGGTATCAATCCAACCTCGTTTTGCCTTTCTAGCAACATCTGGATTATTTTGGAAGGTACGCATACCACCCATCTTTTCCCTACGAAGATCTGCGTCCTCGTAATAGGTGACATGATCGTCTTTATTTACAAACGACCACATCTCTGGGGGTATCAAGTGATCCATCTTCAGACCACTGTACCGTTCTGCTTGGGACGCAAATTCTACCGAACCGTCTTGATTGACGATGGCAAGACTCGCGTCATGAAAAAACTCTGAAAAACCTACATATCTCATGTAAGTATGTATACATCAACCAACTAGGTATTCGTAGACATCTTTCCAGCCCTTCATCAAAGGGTATTTCTCACAGTCCATGTTGTAACCGTGTTCCATGACAATAGAGTCCAGACCGAACTGGTCTCCAGCGTCTGCGTTCTCAACCTTGTCTTCGACCCAAGTATATCCCGTACCTTCGTACTGCTTCAGGACTTCGTCCTTGTCAGCACCCGTATCAAGGTAGATGAACTTCTCAAACGCAGTCTCACCGAACAACTTCTTGATGTTCATGGTTCGTAACTTCTGTGCGTTCTCGTTCTTACTCAGACTTGTGATAAGGTGAAAGACGTATCCGTGTTCTTCGTGAAGTTTCCTCACGTATTGGATTGCGTCTCGTAGTGGTGGGATGAAACCGACTGCTGCACTCTCGTTAAACTCTCGAATCAGTCTCTTGGACTCTGGCTTGCTGAGTCCATCAAAAATTTCGTGGATACCGTATGCGTTCTTGTTGACAACCTTGTAACCTTTCTCTGTCATCCAGACATCGAATGCGTATCCCCAGTTTAGCAGTACACCATCCGCATCGGTCAAGATGACTTTGTGGTACTGATCTAGCACTTTTACTCCTTACTTCTTGATTATGTTCCTATTATAACAGTAGGAACAGGATTTGTCAAGAGATTATACGTACTTAAATAGATCCATTTGATGATGCCTCAACATCTCAACCTTGTTCCCACCACCAGTATAATGAAGGAAGTTCTTGTTCCTCCACTTGTCATAGGCACTCTGTGCATTTTCGCCATAGTCCCCATGCCAGTCACGATAGTGGGTGGGGGTGTCATTCCATGTCTGATCAAGACCCAGAACCGAAAACCCGTGTTTGACCAGTTGACCAGAGATCCAAGGTTGGTCATTGTTCAGCCAGAACGGATCGTTATGTTCAATGCCGTCCAAGACATAGTCATACCAAGGATCGAACACCTCTCGTGCTTTGAGTCGTGCTTCCCTAGACCATATCAGAACCCCAGTGTTGAGTGTAGCGATACATGAAGGTCTCTGTGGGGGTTTGGTCGCCACAATGGGGATATCATGGCGAGCATACTTCTCTTCGATCAACTTGCGGGTATCATCATTGTAGTCCCACGTATTGTACCCACCTTGTTTGTCAGCGACTATGTCTGACTCATAGACACCACAGACATCATAGTCACCCGCAAGTTCAAAGATGTTCTCTTCGGTATTGGCGATGATGTCAGTATCGACAAACAAGAGTTGATCGAACTCATCGTACATCTCGTCGTAGATGCACCTCAGACATTCAAACAACAGAACCGTGTTACCGGATTTACCTGCTGTGTATACCTGCTTCTTAGAGTAGTGATGAGTTGCACCAATCTTTTCCGCATAGATGCGAAAGGATTCAGCTGATAAGTCTGCTGTCTTTCGATACAATTCCACCCTGTCGCCGTTCCCAGCTTTGTATTCTGGAACCTTACCTCGCGAGGCTGTGTCCTCGTTGGTGATCATGTATTGAAAGATTATGTTCTTCACTCAGGTAACCCTGTAGTGTACTGAGTTTTACCATCAACCCTAGATGCGGTTAGACATTGGTTTCGATTGTCCTCACCTGACCAACTCACATGAATCCAACCAGATGTTGGATCGCCCGGAACATAGAACTCTGAGATCAACTGATCGAACTCTAGATTGTCCCTGATCCACTTGGCCACCGTAAGATTGTCTGTACCGGAACACTCGAAATCAACCGCCTGGCCCTTGGAGTGTTGTGACCTTGACGATCCTCCGATTGCCTCATTGAGTGCGGGAGAACGATATCCCGATGTGATACGGGTGACTCCAAAGTGTTCCCTTACGGGTTGTACCACGTATGTGAATAATTCCTTAGCGTTTGCCAGATGTTCTAGGTTTGGACTATTGTCGATCCCCAGACGGGTTGCTGTCTGGGACTTGGTGTACTCTTGTAACGTAAAGTTTTGGCTTAGTCTTGTCATGGGATTTGTCCTCTTTCTACAATCTCTTTAGTCATTATATAGTCTCGGACAAAATCGGATCTCACGATGTCCGGCCAGCCAAATTCCACAGTGGTGAAGTTATTCATCATCTCTATGATATTCATGAAGTCTAGAATACCCTTCTTGTCCGATTCTTTTATCAAGTCGGACTGGTAGTAATCGCCACTGAAGATGATACGACTGTTGCGTCCTACTCGTGTAATTATAGAGTCCAACTCGTGATATGTAAGGTTCTGCATTTCATCAACCAAGATGATACACTCATCCAGAGTAACGCCTCGTATGAATGAGGTGGACATAAAGTTGATGACGCCTTGTTTCTCTAGCACATCATATGCACCAGTCTCATTGAACAGTTCAGTTGCGGCCGCACGATACGGTGCGGTATATGCATCAACCTTCTCTTCGATAGAGCCAGGCAGGTATCCCATCTCTCTGGTGGGAACTACGCTCCTTACGATAATAAGTTTCTCTTGTGGATAGGACTTATCCAGCACATCCTGTAACGCCAGATACATCCCCACAAAAGTCTTGCCTGTACCCGCAGATCCACAAAGAACAAGGTGATCACCTTCGTCCCAAGCATCGTATGCAGTTCTTTGATTTTCGGTTATGGGGTCGTATGTCAGGAGATGATCGATACGAAGTCGTTTCATTTGACTCATGTTTTGATGTTGTTTCCTCGACCAGAGTGTTTTTTGATGTTGCCCATCAGGTTCTTCCAGTCACCCGATGTCTTGTTGATCACGTTACCCGTGTGGGTAACAAGTGCGGGTGCACCGATACGTTGTTGCCAGTCAGGCCCCAACTCATCTAGACGCTTTTGTAGACGGGAGTAGGAACACATACATTCCTCCATCTCACCAGTCTCTTTGTTTACAATTGTGTAAAAGGGCATATTTTCATTCTCCAAAAATGACGAGGGGGCGATGAACGCCCCCACGAGATATAATCACCTACCTTATCTATACTAGACTTAGTTCTTCGTAATCGGCAATAGTTTGATTAATGAACGCCTTTTTTACCGTTAATTTATGAGCAAGATTGTCTCGACCCTTTTTCTTGAGACGGTGAATATAGTTATCAAGTTCACGGCTATCGTTCTTTAATCGCTCTATTTGGTTTCTTGGCATAAATGCGCTCCTGTTATTGTTGAAATAACATAACGAAGTTAAGATAGTAGGTTTGGAAATGCCTCCTCTACAATCTTTTTGGTCAAGCCTTTGACTGGAGGTTTCTTATCCTTCATTGCGAGCACGATCAGTGCGTCCTCCGCATGGATACTCTCCAATAACTGAATGAATCGGGTTTCGCTTCTCAGCTTACCCAATCGTTTGTTTCGATTAGTGCCCTCGACAAAATCACCGAACTCACGGTGACGAATCAACAAGGTACTGGGCACAGACTCCGGTCTATTAGGGGTGTAAGGTGGTTGGCCTTCAGGTAGGGCAAATTGGAGACGTTCATCAAAACAACCTCGGACTACGTCTTTCACCGCTGGAACCGTATTACCTTGTTTTTGTAGAAAGGCAATCTTGTCTTTTCGGTTACTCAATTTCTGGAAATCTTCAAAGATTTCAAAAACCTGTTTTTGCATAAGTTCCTCTTATGTTATTATGTATACGTGAAAGGATTTCTAAATGCGATAATATTTACAAAATTCTTCTAACATTGCTTCATATTCCGCAACGAGAAAAGTCGCAGTAGCGACTCCTTCAGCATCCTTTTCTAGTTCAGCTTCCTCAAGTTTTCCCTTTGCGACTTTGATGTATTCCTCAATCGCACCTTTCTTCTTGAGAATTTCTTCCTCGCTAATCATTATGTAGTCATTCCTTACGAGCCATCCATGCCTTAACGACAGCACGAGCTTTGTTTTTTTCCAGACCGAACTCTTCGGTCAAATAACGAGGGGCACTAAACATATTAATTTTACCCGACTCACGCAGAGCATCCAAAATGCCGAAGAAGAACTCATCCATGCTTATTTCTTTTGTCATCAAATTATCCCATTAATGTAAAGTATTGACAGCGGGGCTAGTATCCACAACCCCGCGATTAACCATTCCAATCGACCCCACTCTCTCATGCGTACACCTTTATGTAAGTGTAGTGACTTCTGTGGAAGTAGTCGGTCATCATGTCATCTTCACAGAAGTACTTGGGGCCTTTCATGGCCGCGACCAACTCCTCGAAGAACGTGGCATACTTGCCGTAACGCTCAGTCCAATATTCGTTGACATCCAACCCCCATCGAGCGGCATCTTCCTTGATCTCTTTAGCACGACCAGCACGGGTTTCCTCACCCACAGTCTTGACGTACTCTTCAACGATCTCAGTACCACCCTTGATCTTCACGACCAAACCGCTGTGGTGTTGAACACCGATAGTACCTTTGAACCCGTACTTCTTCAACACTGCTTTGATCGCAGGAGCAAGTTCTTTCTTCATTTCTTGACTAACGTAGGCCATTTCTCAGTTCCTTTCTCATTCTCAATACAAGTATTATAGACCATGCGGCAGGGTTTGTCAACCCTTTTTTTCACTTTTTTTCATTTCAAAACAAGTGAGGACACGCTCACGGTCTATGCTATCACCGTCACCCCACTCCCACTTAGCATACTTTTTAGAGCAGATCTTCAGGTAGTCCTGAATGGCTATCTCACAGGCAGCAACATTGAACCCTTCTTCGGGGTACAAACCGTCATACCCATAGAACGACAGGATATAGTTGCGGAACTCAACAAGGGCAGGGTTGTTGCGAAGGGCAACGAAGTTGGTGATTTGTGACATAAGATTTCCTTTCTCAGTTTCAATACAAGTATTATACACCCTGTATCAGAGATTGTCAAGGGCTTTTTTCACTTTTTTTAGCCTATACCTTTCTGGTCTGCATCAAAGAACCGTGTACCAAAGAACTTGAAGTTCAGTTCTTCTTCCCAATCATAGTGCTTTCCGTAATGAGACTTATTCTCATGTGGACAGACCCATAGGGGTTCGATAAAACATTGACCCCATTCCAACATGCATTCCGCGATCATCTCCATGGTATCATCTTCCAGTGCATAGATGGATTGTTGCTTCATCAGTCTGGGTAGATATCGTTTCACGGATAATCGTGAGATGTGTTCACCGAACAATGATGGAGATGCAAGACGCAGAGAGTTCACAGCTTTGGCACTCATCAGTGCGGGTAGGATGTTCCGCTCAAATGCATTTTGGTGATGATACGATAGTCCGTATCCGGTCACTCTATCACTGTAGTAACACTCAAAAGTCTGTGCACTGGTAAGGCACTGCTCGTGGGTTATCTGCATACCATCAAATGGATTCTCTTCTCGTTTCCAGAACTTGTCACTACGGACGAATGCACAGTCATCTGGATTGACCGACCACGGTTGTATGTCACCCACATCTGTCGGGAGATCGCCTGCATCCATGATATTACGGATGGTTGTAGATCCATCCATGTAGATCTTGTATGCTGGGTTGTGTTCAAAATACTTATCATGAAACCTCCTTGAAGCCTCATCAAAGTCTTCTATCCTATTTACAGGCAACTTGTCAAGATCCTTTTCGTCAAAGGTTTCCTCAACTCCAGCCCACAGTGTATCAGGAATGACCCACAATGGCAACCCTAGTTCCAGACACGCAAACATTGCAGCTAGTTGAGAAGCACCATTCCGAGGCATAATAATGGTAGTGACCTCACCTTTCCTCACGCCGTTTTGTATCAACAGATGCTTGAACTGATTGATGATCTCACAGAACTCAGTCTTAGTCAATTCATCTATAAGGATGTTGTCTTTTATAACGTCACGAGTTATCATCTTGTTTTATATTCTGGTTGATGAAAAAAAGATACTCCGAAAATTCAGTGTGAGCTTTCGCATCTGGATGACCGCCTGGATGCCAAGGTCTGTCTTGCTGAAATTCTTTTAGCGTCATATCATATTCACCAAGACCGATCTTACACTCTGGTCGAAGCAACTGAATACTATCATTTATCCAAGCACGCCAACCTTGCACCTGTTGACTTGTATTGGCGTTCTTGATCTTGGTGTTTAGTTTTAACCACTCTGTTCTTATGTGAGAGTGAAACACCCCCTGCATGACTCTGATTCCCATACCGTCACAAATGGACTGCATAGCAACCATCTTTGATAGGGTGTGTGTAAGGCCCGTACCAAAAGAGGATCTTAACGCAGTAATTGTTCTCGGTCTGCGTTTGAAGGTGTTGTGATAGTTGTAGATGGCATCGTTGCAGTGAATCCTAGTCAGATCTGGGGACATGGACATTTCAACATCATTGTTTCGACGTTCATGCCATTGAGTCATTGAAATGTGCGGGAAGACCTCCATATCATTCACATCATAGTCAGGTACCTCAAGCAAAGTTTCCTTTCGTATGGGATCAGACCATAAGATCATGACATCTGTGACATCACGCTCCTTTGCATGTTTTACCAAATAGTCTACGGTATCACGGAATATCTTATCGTTACCGCTGCCGCAGTTTGCAATATTATCCTCTACCGTATCTAATTTTCTAGCGAGTTTATATGCCCACGTAAGAGGCCAGTGAGTCATGGGATTTTCGTAACATCCCTCCAACTCATCTCCCATGGTGAAACTACACCCGTTTACTAATAACACTTAAATGTCCCCTTAACTGCTCGTAATTGATCTTTGTGTCCTGAAAGAACGGAGTCATATCAAAACCATCCGGTATATCTATCGGAATCTCTCTTTGCCTATTTAGTATGTATTGTCCATCTACAAATGAGATATCGTCATCTATGTAACGAGGTTTGTCCCACCACTCGTGATCCACCCATAGATAGGATCTCCTAGTTTCAGCACTATTTTTTATACTGACCTTATAAAAGTTATCCGGTAACACACCAAGACTATTGGGAAGTATTTTACTATTAGCATTCACATAGTTTATGAACAAAGGAATGGCGGTGTCAATACTGCCGTAGTGTGACTGAAATGCCACGTTATATTTCTTTGCTAGTTCAACAAACTCCTCGTCCATCAAGAACCCTGACATATTGATGTTCAGTGTTTTTCGGAAAGGCCCAGAGAATGAGTCGAGGAAGTCGTATAGTGTACTCTTGTTTGGTATCATAATATGACTAGCACCCAACTCATATATCCCGTGTAACCCTCTTAGATAGGATATTGATTCGTCATTGGAATTGTCGTGACCAATTGAAAAGGTGTGGTGGTTGTGATTTGAAGATTGACGAACACTCGTTACCATAAGACTGGGTAGTAGTGAGGTGAGCATGGCAGAGGCGTGATGTAGATTCCTAGAGTGAATCACTCGTGAGTGTCGAGTGAATCCAAATACCTTTATATTTCTTTTCGCAATACCAACAACCTCTTTGTGAGAGAATGTGACTGGACTAGATGGGCCTGTTGTTCCTGATGTGGAACTGACTAGAAAAGGATCGTCTTCGTATACGGGTGCTGCTTGAAAGAACTTGTGTTGCGTAGGAGACTCAGCATCGATACCGACTCCACCGTATCGCCTCATCATCTCGTCGTGTAGACCGTTATAGATTTTGGTGGTGTCTTCGGCAGAACTGTAAATATAGTAATCGGATGGGCCGTGGAGTGCAAGTTTAGTAAAAGGCAGAGACTCCTTGGTAGCGGGACTGTCTAGAATGAATACTCTCAGTCCCATCTCAGCACATGCGAGTATTGCACCAACATGTTTGACGTTGACTCCCATGATCGATATCGTAACAAGGTCACCCTTCTTCGCACCCGCATCAAATAGTCGCCACTTCATCTGGTTTATGTGAGTGTCGATATCCTCACCGGCAAATATTTCACATATGATATTACGATCTAATATGTTTGGCATGAATCTTACATCCTATGAACTCATTGTAGTATTCATCACTCAACAGAACATCGTATTGGAACTGTAGTTTTGCTTCGTAATAGGAACACTCACCTTTGGTATGACACAACCGGAGAACCTCTCTATGGAACTCCTGACCTCCTTCTACGAGGGTTTTTACCTGTTCTGAGGAACCATAGTAGTCACGCCAGTCCGACTGGACTCGTGTTCGTTTGCGTCTTTTTCTTGTTTTCGTAACAGGGAGTATCTTGGGTTTCCAGAAGAATTTCTTACCAATATACTTTTTATTAGTGCTTAACTCAGTCAAGCAGTAGACAAAGCCTTGGTATTGCTCCAAGACTTCGTCTTCTGGTTCAAACTCCTTACCTTCATATATCCACATAAAGGTATATATGCTAGTCTTGTATGGAGACTCCACACATAGGACAGTATTGGGGTTCCTCCTCACTGTCCTTGACTATCACTTCAACTTCACTTTCACATAAATTACATTCTAGTATGAAGATGGGGAGTTCGTCATCATCTATCATGCCGCAGTGGCTTCGTCAGCATCCCATCCCCAGTCACCTTCCATACCGTTAACGGAATACTCAGTAACACGTTTCTCAAAGAAGTTATCATGGGACGCACCGTTCAATACCCAGTCCAACCACGGTAGTGGATTGTCCTTGACACCGAACTTTGGTTTCAATCCCAGTTGTAGAAGTCTACGGTCTGCAATGTGACGGATGTATTGCTTGACATCTGCCTCTGGCAGGCCTTCAATCTCACCCGACTTGTACGCCAGTGTAATAAATCGATCTTCTAACCTTACGGCGTTCTTGGCCATCTGATAGATCTTAGACTTCAATTCATCATTCACGACACGGGGACGTTCTTCACAGAACTCGCGGAACAACTTTGCATTACCCTGTACATGCAGTGTCTCGTCACGGATAGACCACTCTACAATCGTACCCATACCCTTCATCTTACCGAACCTCTGGAAGTTCAGCAGCATAACAAATGATGCGAACAGAGACATACCCTCATTGAACACAGACTGTGCCAATACCAGTGCAAGACCAGTCAGGTTGTTAATGTCTCCCTCTTTCATAAAGTCGATCTTATCAGCCATCTCCTTGTACTCAAGGAATGCGTGGTGTTCCTCATCAGGCAGACCCAAGGTATCATTCAACAATGCATAGGCACGTTGGTGTACACCCTCACGGTTTGCAAACGAGGACAACATGTTACGGACTTCGTTGTTTTTGAAACGAGGAATCAACAACTCGTGATAGTTCTCTCCCACTTGTACATCAGACTGAGTAAAAAGCCGCAGTACTTGGGTGATGAACTCTTTCTCTTCTTCGGTCAGTTTGGTTCTCCAGTCTTGGATATCCTCAGACAGTTCTGCCTCATCCTCAACCCAGTGAACCTCTTCATGTTTCTTTACTAGTTCTACCGCCCAAGGATATTGAAACGGTTTGTAAGTTTTACTGAACTCTAGTAGTGCCATTTATTTTTTACCCCTCACAGGCGATACATTCGTCGCCATCTTCAGTTTCGTGGTTCTCGTTCAAGTGTTCCATCAATTCGTCCCAACCACCCACGTACTCACCTTCTAGGTAGATCTGTGGTACAGTCTTGACTTTACGACCAGTGACCTCGGCAGCAGTCTTTCCGATTTCTTTCAGGTCAATATAATCAAACGGGATTCCTCTCAACGTCAATTCTTCCTTTGCCATAGCACAGTATGGGCAATCGTCCTTTCCATAGATTATAGTGCGAGTATCACCTTGGAGTGCGACACGCTCTACTTTCTCGGATACGTTCTCTGCTCTTTGTTTTGCCTCTGTACGCAAGTAGTACAGACCCTTGAGTCCTTCCTTCCATGCTTTCAGATGCACCTTATTGACATACGACTTCTCAGCCCCAGCAGGGAAGAACAGATTCACTGACTGTCCCTGACAGATAAACGGTTGACGTTCCGCTGCGTGTTGCACCACCCAGTTTTGATCAAGTTCATCCGCTGTCTTGAAGACTGACTTCTCTCCTTCGGTTAGGAAAGGAAGATGTTGTACCGAACCCTTCTTGGTAATAATTGATGTCCAAGTCGATTCGTTGTTTTGACCCTTCTCATCTAAGAGTTGGGTCAAGTATTTATTCTTTACAAGGAATGAACCGGCGCGTGTCCTATGTGTGTACGCATTTGCCTTGAGGGGTTCGATAGACGGAGAGGTGGACAAGATAACACCACTGGACGCATTCGGGGCGATAGCGAGCAAGTGTGCATTTCGTCTACCAGTTCCCACTCCATCAGGATATTCTCCTCTTTGTTCGGCGAGAAGTTCAGTTTGTTTGTCGGCTTCTTCTTTGATATGTCGAAAGACAACTTGATTGATTTCCTTCGCAGCCTCAGACTCCCATGCAACGCCGTGCTTCTGAAGTAGGCTGTGGAATCCCATCGCCCCAAGTCCGATAGATCGTTCGCGTTCTGCACTATATTTTGCGCGTTCAATTGTATTTGGGGCTTCATCGATAAAGAACTGCAAGACGTTGTCAAGCATAGTAATGAGATCACGAACAATACTCGTATCTTTCCATTCATCGTAGTACTCCAAGTTTAGACTCGACAAGCAACACACCGCAGTACGATCTGCGCTTGTAGGAAGATGAATTTCATTACATAGATTAGACCCGTGGATCTTTAGTCCACGATCTTTTAGTGACTGGGGTAGGGACGCATTCGCAGTATCAATGAAGTTTAGGTAGGGTTCACCAGTACGGAATCGAATCTCAAGGATACGCTCCCACAGTTTACGAGCATTGACGGTTTCTTTTACACTATCGTCTTTTGGGTCACGTAGACTAAAGTCTAGATTCTTTGTCACCGCTTCCATGAACTCGTCGGTAATGTTGAGTGCATTGTGTAGATTCAATGCCTTACGTTGCACATCACCCGTGGGGATACGCATGTTCATGAACTCAATGATGTCTGGATGGTGGATATCCATGTACGCAGCGTAGGAACCCTTACGAGTCTTACCCTGACGATACGCAATCATGTCAGCATCTACTGTGTGTAAGAAGGGTATAGGGCCTGGCGCAATGTCTGACACGGTACGCACATCACTCCAATGACCTCCAACACCACCACCGTATACACTAAGCCAACGTAACTCAGAAGAATGGCCGATAAGACCTTCCAACGTATCTGGTACATAAGTGAGGAAACAAGAGATAGGCATTCCCTTGTCTTTCTTGGTGCCATTCGGAGCATTGGATAGAACCGGAGACGCGAACATGAACCACTTATTAGACACATAATCGTACAACCTTTGTGCAAGATCTTCGTCCATTTCGTTTCGGTACTTAGACCATGCTTCTGATGCCCTTTTGAATCCCTCTTGAGGACTCTTCTCATAATCACGTAAATAAAAGTCTTGTAACATTCCTACTGCGTATTCAGCGAGGAGACTATCTTTCTTTTTATCAATTTTGACGGGCATCTATTTTTCCATGGTGTGCGTTTTATCGGAGGGTAATAGTATATATCACCCCCGCATTTTTTAGATCAGGTATTATACTCTCTTGGTGGAAAAAAGTCAATCTTTTTCTGAGATTTCTTCTTCTTTGGGTTTGCGCTGGATAGCGCCTTCGTAGTAGGCTATGATTGCTTTCTGTTGTTCCATGTATCGACGGATCTCAGCAATATTGAGTGCCAGTGTCTCATATGAACGTACACTGAATGCGTAGAATACCCACTCTTGTCCGTTATCTTTCTTGTAGACTTTGATGAATTCGTCCCAGTTCTCTTCAGTCACCACATAAATCTTGGGATGATTCAGAGACACCGGCTTAGGGGCAACCTGTAGAGGTATCTTCTTTTCGATAAACTTCGTCTTGACAACAACCTCTGGTTCGGGTGGTTGTCTACCAATCAGTGAACACCCACTAATTACTGGTAGAAGCAGAAGTAGCAGCAGCGCCGCTGATAGTTTCAATTTCATTCCATACCTTCTTCGTAGCATTGTTGACCCTTGTTTCAATCATCCCAGGCTTCTTCAGACTGAGTAGTGTGAGGTCATGACGTTGTAGTTTACTTCGCAAATTGTCCGTATAGACTTCCGCTTCTTGTAAACCAATCTGTAGTTCTTGGTTTCGTTCTGTCATCTCTTGTGCGAATAACTGCGCTTCTTCTAGAGCCTTCTGATTCTCTTCCGCAACAAGTTTGAGTTTGACATTATTTTCACGCAGAGTTTGGATACGCTCTTTCATATCATTATACTCGCGGTAGACGCCAAAGGCAACAGCACCGACCAGACCGAATATGAAAATAAACAAATAGACCCTAATCAAGTGCCTTTGCTCCTACTTTTCTGTGTCCATTCCATGCAACAAACCCACCGACACGCAGTGACCAGTATGCAAGATTGTTTAGAAAGTGAAAGCCGTTCTGTTCGATGTTGATGTCACGGAACAGTTCGTCAGCTTCTTTTTGTGTCATGGGGTCTGTGGTGGACTTCTTGCCCTTCTTCAACAGCACGGTGTATTTGTAGACATAGTCATGAACCAGTCCACCTATCAGGAGTACACCCACGGGAGACAACCATGATCGTAGGAACTTGGGAATTGATGCGCCGTCGAATACAAACCCTTTTGGAACAACATAGTTCTGTTCATTGACCGTAAACTGCCAGTCCTTGGTGATCTCCCAAGTGCGAGACCCCGTCAACCATAACCAGATTGCACCCCAGAAACCTTTACCAGCTGTTTCAATTGTGATGGGTTTCATCTGGGGCATCTCTTTGAATGACAGTCCTACGATGTCTTCTTCTTGATCAACACCGAATAGGTTGATGATCCACCCTACGATAATCAACACACCAGCGAGTGTGAATTGCCACCATGTGGTCAGTTGGTCAATGATAAACTCCATTTACTTACTCCAGTACTTTCTCGATTCTTCTTGTTTACTTATAAAGCGTTTCAAGACATCCGGTCTCTCGTCGCGTTTCTTTTTCTTCTTGAGATGCACCGGAACAATCTTTTCGGGGTTGTCCCCCGCTCCAGCGACTGATCCTGTGGCAGTCATCTCTTCGTTGAACTCTTTGAATCCTTTCATCGTGTTATTTCCCCAGTGGAAAAGTAGACCCACTGTTTAGAGTTTAGATGCATTCCTTTATAGATGTCTATACCCAATACCTCAGAGATCGGCTTGGAATCACCCTCGAAGATCCTTACCTTGTCATCTTTCTTCACAATATCTTCGCAGTCTTGTGTGATTGTGTCGTACTTGAAACGATATATGCCAGGCCCGATTTGTTTGTCCTCTAGCATGAACCACTGAGAATCTTCTGCGAGAACATCAAGGATATCGATCCCAGTCTCTTTGTGAATCTGCATAAGTTTAGAATTGGGTAGTTGACCATGTTCTTTGATCAATAGAAGTGCGGCACCATACCGTGCAACCACGGATTGTCCGCCAGGCGCCTTCGCCATGATACGCTTGAGATTGAACACCAGTCGATGGAATGGGGTGTAATGGTCACGATAAGCTGCACGGTCATCAGTACTATTCGTATTGAAGTCCTTGCGTTTCTTCCCGTCCTCATCGACGATACCTGCCTTGTATGCGTCAGTGTCCGTAAACGGAGTGACCAACAATTTCAGGAACCGGATCGTGTATACGAGGTCTGCTGCTGTTTTTAGTAATCCCATATGTCTATTTATACGTTTTTGATCTCACGCAATCGTTCAACTACCAAAGTATCCATTTCAATATTGGTATATTCGGTATTTTTAATTGCGTTGAGGAATATTAAAAAGGGTTTTAATGTGCCCCAGTGTTCAAGTTCAATCTTGAGTTCTAGGATGTTTAGTCCAGCCTCGAAACCAAATACATTAAATATTACGATGAGATGATTGAGGAGGAGGCGTTCAGATAATACACCAGTATCACGGTAACGATTAAGTAATCGTTTGATGTATTTGAACTTCTTTAGATCTTCAAAAAACTCTTCACTATCGATACATCTAGGATTATGATAGTTCTGAGCGGCATATACCGTTACATTGTCTTTGGTGAGTTTCATCATATAACTACTTATATGACTATTTCAAATGCCCCCTTGCGGGGGCGCATAAATTATTTTCCAGAGAGAATATCTCTGGTCTTTTCCAGTAGAGTCTTCTTGCTTTCACGGCGATCAAGTTCGACACCATATTGGCGACTGACCGCCTCAAGTTCTAACTTGTTCATATCTTCGAGAGGCTTGTTACCAATCGGAGCCTCGGTCAAGACTTGCGGAGCAGTCACTTCAGGGACTTCAGTCAAGACCTTTGCAGTCTTACCGTAGAACTCATCAATCTGCGTCTGAGAGAATCCACCGGATGAATACAATTCACCTGATACCGGATCTTCCCAACCACGTACAGTAGGAACTGCGTTTGAACACCACGCTGGAGCTTTGATTGTCATATTAATATCCTCGACGTTTTGCCATTCGTTCTAAGAATGCCTTTGCTTCCTTAGTACGAGCATCATAGGCCTTCTTTTCTTTCTCGGTGTCGCGCTTCATCTCACCAGCGAGGTGTGCACGTGCCATATCAACAAGAGATACAGAACCGTTCTGAGTTGCGGCATCAACTACCATCGCCTTTTCTTCGATGGTCTCGACACACTCACCGCAGCAATCTTCGGTGCCACAGTTCTCGTGTTCTTCCTTTACAGGTGCTTCTGTTGATTTCACAACATTGGTGTCACCCGCAGCATTGTCCTGTGGACGCTTACCAGACTTTGCCTTAGTTGCTTGTCCAGCCTTAACAGCAGTCTCGTGGGTCTCTTCTTCGTCCTTTACCTCAACCTTATGCTTATCGGCAAACTCTTTAGACTTAGGAGATTCCTTGTCCATGATACCTTCAGGTTTGGTAGCACCTTTAGTCTCTTTGCGTTCACCCAGAAGGTTCTCGAACATACTTAGAAGCTCTTCGGTTGCTTCACCGATCTTAGAGATCTCAGCAGTCTTGGCATTAGAAGCGACTTTCTTTTTATCGTCTTTCTTACCAGCAACTTCAGGTTTCTCTTCTTCGTCATCTGACTCTTCTTCACCTTTGTCTTCAGAATCTTTCTCTTCACCATCTTTCTTAGGTGGGAAAGGTTTCTTCTTCTTAGGTTCGTCAGACTCTTCTTCGTCACCTTCTTCTTCTTTTACAGAATACTTCTTACCAGCAACTACGAACTCGTCATCACCTTTCTTCTTAGCAGCATTGAGTGCTTTGGTGAATGCGTTACCTTCTTCTTTATCTTTGTTCTTTGCTGGTTTCTTACCACCATCGATGGCATCATCGGTAGCAGCACGGCGCTTGTGTAGATACTCGTCTGAGGAATCTACATCACCGTCATTGTCGATGTCTTTGTCCTTACGATCTTTGAACTTCTTGTCGTTCTCTTTATCGTTAACAGGATCTAGTTTTTTCTCACCAAGATTAGCATTCACCACGGAGGCCCATGCAGCACCTAGTTTTTCGATATCAGATGTTTTCATTTTGTCTCCGTTACATCCAGAAGTATTTAACTATTGCACCTATAACGGCGATAGTTATAACGTACACTACTTTATTTATAATGGCAACCGTTCTCGCGTTGTCATCTACCTTTTTCTCTATATCATCTAACTTGGCGGAGAATCTATTCATCCGGTCAAAGTTGTTATGGTTGTTCTTCTCTATGGCAATCAACTTCTCTTCAGCCCGTGCAAGACTAATCATTGCTTCGGATAGTTTATCTATCTTCTCTTCAATGCGATTTAGTCGAGTTGAGTCTGTCTCTCGTTGTGTTGCCATGTTTCAGTACTACCCATTTAGATAAAGTCTAACTACTATTTATAAGACTGCGATTCTTTAATCGATACTCACAGATCTTATACTGCCAATGTTCTGGGATTCTCATCCCCAAATACTCACCCACCCGAGCGAGTTCTTTTACTGTCCCCGTCGAGTCAAACAACAACTCATACGGATCGACCATTAGAAAGTCATGGTCATCTGGGATAGTCTCCATGTACACATGAAAGTAATGTGCCATGGACTCCCAAGGTCTATTCCAAAACTGGTCTACATCTAGTATCCCATCGTCAAGCATGGCCTGACCCTGAGCATGATCTGATGGTTTCACCAGTTTCAGTTTCGCTAGACGTTCTGTAAATTCAAGACTCTTTCTGTTTCGAGGCATGAATATGATCGTCTTTGTCTCGTCCCAATCACTCCAGAGATAGTCAGACCAGAACTCTTGGTTGAGGACAAACCCGTAACCATGATCCAATCTAACATTCCAAAGTTTTTCGTTCCACTCAGGCTTCTGAACTTTCCGAGGATCGTTCCTAGTCACCTCTATCTCGTGTGACTGGTAATCCTCTCGTTTCAGAAACCAGCGTTCTGTATTCCTTTCCTTATGTAAAGGTTTCTCAGCGACCTCATCTAATTGCTGTAACAAACCACCGAAAAACTCACCACCAGCACCACCACGGTACAATACATTTATAATCTTCACTGACCGTCATATATCCTTAAAACTAGGTCACCTTCGCCTTTTAATATTCTATGGTATTCCATTGCTGGTATACTATAACTATGTTGTTCCATCAATTGCATAGGCTCTTGATTGTCAAACTGTAGTTTCCAGTTGTAACCCTCTAGCACAATGATTCGTCTCTTTTCTTTATCCCTGTGCCAGACTAACTCTTCTTCGTTGACATCTTTACTGAAGGTTCTGATACTTCCATGAATCACCTTCAGTTCATTGTAGGGGGTTACCAAAAGAAACTCCCACCACCGGACAGTCCTAATTGCTTGGCATAACGAGGCAAACGACACGCCCAGTATGCTGCTGTAGTCTTGTCATTCTGTTGGTCACACTTGTGACGAGCAGCAAATGACTTACGTGCCTTCGGATCATTCAACTTGACCTTGAGTCCAGTCGTATCACCCCAAGACACCTTCTTGATATTACCTGTGGACGGATCTTTGACGTACACATAGTACTTCTTCGGGCCACCCGCCTTCGGTTTGTTCAGTTCTGGTTGTTTCTTCTCTGCTTCAAAGATGCAGTCCAGCGCAACATTCTCGCCATTGAACTCAGCAAACTCACCAAGGTTAGACTCCATGATGTCTACCTCGTGGGGTTGTACTTGCAGTTCACCATTGTGATACTGTTCGCGTAGGTCACGCCAGTACTCAAAGTACTTCTCTGATCCCACACGGAAGATATTGTTCTCTACCAGATCTGACTCTGATCCGCAGTCACAATGTTCGTTAAATGTTCTCATTAGATTCGTGACTCATTAACAAGAACACCTTCAGCAAAGATTGAACCAAAGGTTGAACCAGATAGTGACCTCAATTGAAGTGCAACATCTGTCTTCTCATCATACTTAAAGGGTGATACTCTTACAATATTCATGTTCTCAAAGAATGTGGTATCAGCGACACGAAGGTCTCGTCCATTAGAAGACTCTACAAAGTTTCTAAATCTTGCCGCTTTACCACCATTCGCATCAGTGCAAAATGCATCAATACGCTCCAGAAGAAAACAATGTCCCTTTGGAACTGTATATATGGATGCTTGATTTCTTCCTGTTCCAGCGAGAATCTTAGCATATGTTACACCCGTATTAGAAATTGTTATATCACCAGTCGCATTACCAGCAGTAATAACAGCATCATTGATACGGAAATATTGATTTGTTGTTGTTACGGCAGATGTTCCATTCACAGTGACAACTTCTTGGATTACCTCATAATCAGCATTGAGACCAATGATGAGTAGTGAGATTCCAGTGTCTCCTGCTTGTGTGCTTACGATTGACATTGTAAGTGCGGCACTAGGAAACACATAATCTCCTGCGACTTCCCACGGTGTTCTAAACTCAGTTGTTACAATATTTGCAACAGCGCCTGTCGTTCCAAAGATGTTTCTTACAGACGCACCTTTAATCAAACCTCTTACGAGGTTTATTCTCATATCTTCAAGATAATGTGAGTCTGCCATCCTATCGTCCTAATCTTTTCAGTAGGGCTTTGACAGATCGAAGATCCTTGGAGACCACCTTCTGAAACTTCTCTTTGTCAGCGGGTCGTTTCAGGGTGTTGAACATATTGGTCAGTTTCTTGGCATCCGCTTGAGACAGTTTACCTTTCTTACCATCCTTGAATTCAATATCAGATCCCTTTTCTAGATCCGCGGCTTTTCGTATTTGCATAACGACATTCTTATCAGCCGCCTTACGGTCATCATCAGTCGCGTCATTATCTACATCGGCAGGGTCAACCTTTCGTTCTTTCATTGTTGGTTTTTCGTGGGTGTAACCCATCTTGTCCATACGAACATGGTCAGCATACTTATTTGCCTTGTAACCTTTGCCCGTCTTCGGGTCATACATCATGTGTGGTTTGAAGTCATCCTCATCAGCACATTCGTTCTTAGGTTTCTCACCTCTCTCTTTCTTAGAGATTGCGATTGCCGCCTGTTGTGCTGGAGAGACTGCTTCTTTCACCAATAGTTTAGCATCAACAGACTTATCATTATTACCACCAAAGTTTACTTTGACATCACCATCACCGTAGTCCTTCACAACCTTGCCAGACTTCCTTATTGCGTCTCCATAACTTCTAGCAGTCTTTGGGTCGATGCCTTTCTTGAACTTGACCTTATCCCCAACCTTGAGACCTTCATCGACAGATTCAACTTGAGTGTCGATGTAGTCTGCCATACCGTCAAGTTTATCAACCGCAACAGCAACTTTATTTGTCCACCACGTTGGTAGAGAGTCTTGGTCACCTAATTTACCAAGTTCTGTATTCATCTTTTGAAGTGCAGACATAGCAGTCTTGATTTTATTCTTCATAGACTCTACATCATTATGGCCGTCTTCTTTCATTTCTTGTGCGGGAGAGACGGCCTCTTGCATCAAACGACCATTCTTGAACATACCATGTTTCTGTAGAATCTGCAACACACCATCACGAGGATCAGTGTCCATACCACCGATAAACTTCTTCATCGCCGTGAATGCTTTGTTCTGTACCATAGTAGATGAGTTCTTACCGATCTCACGCACATATGCGGCAACCTTCTGGAAAGACTCCTTATCGATACCACCAGACTTCTTGGCGTAATCTTCCAGAGCTTTGGCTGTCTTCATGAAGTCAATCGCTTCAGTGATTTGTGATAAATTTTTCATCCTAAGTCCTAAGTGATGTATGCGTTTAGTTCGTATCGTTTATTATCAAGGTTTGTGACCTGTACGGCAAGCATCTTGCGTTTCTCACCATCTAACTTGAGAGTAAAACTATTGGTCTTACCATTGGACGGTTTCTTAGGCCCCATTGCCACTTTACTATCAATATCGTCCGTGTCTACCTCAAACCCTTTCTTCTTTGCGAATGCGTATGCAGCACTCATTGCACCGGAATAGGTCTTGTGATACAGAGGGTAATCATTCTTTCCCTCTTTGAGTTCTGTGACTATGTCCCAGTATGATTTCATGCGAGATCCTTATCGTGGTTCAGACCACCTTTTTTCTTTTTGACTATGAAGGCATTGACACGGGCATAACCCCACTGTTGAGGGGTAGTGCCTGGCCTATGACCAGTCTTCCATGCAGCAACACCACGGTTATAAACTTTCTTCAGAGTACCATAAGAGATACCAGACTTATCTGCTTTCTTTTTCAGGGCATCATCTGCTTCGTATAACTTCATTTGGTTTCTCTATTTTTTGTTTTTGCTCGGGCCAATCGCGCACGATCTAGAATGCGATCATGCTTCGCTTTGTCTTGTTCTTTCTCGCGAGCGATTGCATCTCGTGCTTGTTGCACAGCATCTTCTTTGGTCTCGACCTTCGGCCCACGCCAGTCAAGATGCTTGGGTAACGCACCCTTGTCCAAGAGTTTGAAGAATACGTTCTGAGTCTTCTTCGGAGGAAGACCGTACATTCGGGCAGTCTTGGTCAATAGTGCTTGTCCCTGATTAGGATTCTTGCGTCTAGCATCTAGGTACTTGCGGATCACCTTTTTGTACATAGAACCATTGACTAGTTTGTCTAGTATATCACCAAAGACGGGATTGTCAAAGTTGATATACGTCATTCTTTCTTCTAGAGGAGTATCTTTCTTGTACTTCTTCAGTAACTTATCCGTACCCTCTTCGCCAGCATTCTCTCCATACATGTCTTTGAATGCTTTGGTGTACTTGGACGGTTTGGTCTTAGCACCCTTATCGCCAGGAGCAGGCTTGTATGCAGAGTCATCATCGTCTGCCTTCTTGCCATGTTTCTTGAAATGTGCGTCTCTCTTGTCCTTGGTTCCTTTCTTCAGACCCGCATAGTACTTCTTGGGTTGCGTTCCTTCCTTGTCCTTGATATCGGGATCTTGAACCGCAGCTTTCTCTGCAACTCGTTTAGCAGTAGCAGTCGCGATGGCCATCTTCTTGTCCATCGGCATGTCGGGGTTCTCGCGTTCCATTGCCTTCGCAATCTCTTCGCGTTTCTTGATCTCAGCGGGGGTCAACTTCTTCTCGACCAGTTCTACCGCATCCAACCACTTACGCATCTTACGATCACCGGACTCTACGATAACGTAGTTTGCGCCCAGATGAGATACAATACCGACCTCTTCGCTTTCTTTGATAACAACAGTATCACCCAACTCAAAGAGTTCACCCTTGACAAACTGTTCTCTTGTTTCGGAAACAGTAGGCATTTCAATGTGACGCTTGAACGAGGTCTCTTCCTTGAGACCCATACCCTTACGCACATCGTTGAACAACCTACGAGTGTCCTTGTCGGACATACCTTTGGGAACACCCTGAGTAAATGATTGGTAATCGTTCTCTTTGGCATTGGCACGTTGCTTGGATGCAGACATACCCTCAACACCTTCCGCATCAGGATCTCTGCGACCAGCCGAGACGATGTTGATCGACTCAAAATTATAGAACCCGTGGCGTGCTTTCTTACCGTTGTATTTGTTCAGTAGGACTTCAAACTCACGTAGACGGTCTTCCCCGACCACCATAGTGATTCGTTTGTATCCTTGATCGTATAACTTGGCAGCGATATCAAATACATTCTTGACACCCTTATCAACCATGATGTTGCGACCATACTTGGGGAACATCTTGCGTAGGTGTTTGACCTTGTCGGAGTATGAGAGAGGATCTTTAGGCCCAACAGACTGAGACACATAGACCTTCCAGTCAGCGCCACCAGCCTTCTTTGCGATAGTCTCTAATACTTTCCCATGACCGATAGTAGGCGGATTCATTCTACCGAAAGTAAAATAAACCTCTTTAGCCTCTTCGACCAGATAGGATTTGAAATTCTTAATCACTCTTTTGATCACCTCGTTTCTTTTCAAGTTCACCCTTACGAACTTGAGGAAGCAACTTCCGTGCAAGTTTGTCGATCTTGGGTTTCATCTTATCTAGACGCTTCTCAATGCCCTGTCTACGACTTAAAGATAACTCGTCCTTGGGTACGTCTTTGGTGATCTTATTGAGGAACTGATTACGTGCTTGCTTCTGTGCACGTTTCTTTAGAGTGTCTATATTGGCAACTTTACGGGCCGCACGCTTGCGTCCCATTGCAATCTTTGCTTTGTTCTTTTTAAGAGAACGAGACAACTTCATACGTTGTTGTACGTTGAGTGCTTCTTTGGGATTCGGGGGATTCGTTGATGCATACTCAGCATCACTTCCCGCACCGATATCTCGCTTGCGCTTCTTTGCGTTATACGCTTGTTGTGGATCGCCCGTCTGGGTGTAATCCACATTCAGGAATGTCTTTAGGCTCATTGGTTTAGCCATGTTTACCTCTTCGGTTTATCCCATCCCTTCAGTATATCAGGACTGAAGTTATTGTACGAAAATTCTAGACGGTCAACCAACTTGACCGCATCACCACCTAATTTGTCAATAGCAACAAATCCTTCTGCACCCGTTCTAACCTTATAACCTTTCTTAGTCTGAACAAAGGTGTCATATGAAGATATGCTATTAAGTTTATTTATAAGTTTTAACTTCGCAAGAACAATACTTTTTTGTAAATCAAACATTTGAACCAGATTAGTTTTGTTCTTCGGAGAGAAGAACTTCATGAGTGCATCCAGTTTGTCCTGCTGGGTCTTCTTACCCGCTGCGGTACTTCTCTTATCCATCTCTTTCTGAAACTTATCGTTCAACCACTTGAGCAATCCAGTCACGTGTTTTCGACTGTCAGGGATAACCGTCTGAGCCCGTACAAATGTATTATTATATTGTTCGATCAGTTTGGCAAGTTCATCGTTTCTTTCCAACTCACGTAGTGTCGTACCGGAGATCTTATTGAAGATCTTACCCGCATCGGACAGATGCTTCGTCACTTCGGCAGTCTCTTTCTTATTCATGGTCGCACCAGACACATCACGCAACATGGCGTCTTGTGACCAGACGTTTGCGGAGTTCTTGAACTTGGATACGTCCACACCGTAGGATGCTTTCAATGACTCAAACGAATTACCCGTGTAGGTGGTGTGCCATACGATACCGATCTTGGCCTTACGCAGTGCATCCGCCTGATCGTAGGGTACAGCATAGATAATCGTGTTAGGGTGGAAGGTCACATACTTCTGACCCTCAATAGTCTCGGTGCTGAGATCTGGTTTTGAGAACAAGAAGTCACCCTGAATTATACCCTTTATACCAAGTTCTGGCAAGTGTTTTAATGCGAGTTTCATCTTATCAGCAAGGTCACCAGACATGTCACCATCAATCTCTGCCGCAGTCTTATAGACCTTGGGATTCTTGGCGAACACACCCTTCTTCGCAACAAAGAACTCACCATCGGTAGGATCTTGACCGCAGAAGATTGCGGGAGCACCATCCCACTTGGTAGATAGTTTAGAACTCGTCTGACCCGCCAACATATCACGCAACTCACGTAACGCATTGATGGCCTGTCGCGTACCACTCACACCACCATAGAGAACCTTGTCCTCAATATGAGTCATGTGAGTGTTCTTTTGTTCTGTTATGAAATCGGTGAAGTTCATTAGAATTTTATCTTATTTCGGAATGACGGGTCTGGTTCTGCCCCAAGAAATGACTTTAGTTTGTCAACACCTTTTTTATAGAATGCTGTAACCTTACTCCAAGTCTTGGACATCCACCCACGAATAGTTTTTAGCAGTTTTAATTCCTGTAACTCTATACTCTCACTGAGTTCCTCAGAGTCTTGCATAGAGTCTACAATAAGAGATATAACTGACCAGTAGTTGTACTCACCAGTCTTAACCTTTTTAATTTTACGAGAGGATGTCTTGAATCTTGCCTGTAGTTTCATTGCATTTGCAATCTTCAAACAGTAGGCATCATCATCTACCGAGTGTATTTTAACTGTACCACCATCGGCCGTGGCAACTAACATAAACTCAGCGGCAGCGTTTGAGGTTCTTCCAAACTTCTCGTATCCAGACATCGCCTCTCGTGCAAACTCAACCTTGAATGATTTAGATTCGTTGAACAGTTTACCCAACTCTTCCATACAGTCTTTATGTGCTTTCTCTGCCTTGTTTACTACAGGGTCAGTACCAGACTTAATCAAGGGTCTTAATTGAGATGGTGCGAGAGTGTTTTTTACAAATCCTTCTAGGACATCAACAGTTGCTTTGTACTGTGAGGACTTCTTGAGTTCGGGGTTGGAATTCTTGGTTGCGGCCTCGAAGGTTGCAGTCGATTCTGCTTTACCACCGGACATCAACTGTGCAATACCAATCTTAACAGAGAATCGCATATCACCAATCAAAACATCTGTCTTGGGTGTAATGTCAGACGCACCATGAGATTTCCAGAAATTAGTCAGTGTCGCCTTTGCACGACCATACTGTTCTGCTTCTTTGTTCTTCAATGCGGGGTATTGTTTTAATACCGACTCAGCGATCTTGCGACCCGCCTCCAATGCTTTAGGATTATCCCTAATAATATTGAATACTTTATCAGAGATACCGTACTTTAGAGGATTATCAGTAATGGGTCTATCAGTAAGTTCGTAGAATCCCATCACGATAGATGCTTCATAATCCTCTGCTTTTAATCCCTCAGATAGAAAGGTATTAAACTTCTGCATTATTCGATTATTCCCATTGTTACAAAAGTGTATTATACCACTATTTATAACAAAATGGAAGTCGAATTTTGTTCCTCGTTGTATTTTTCTATGGTATTTCGCAAAGTATTCACCCAGTTGTCACGGTGCTCAATG